CTCCACCCCCGACTGTTAATCCGTAGGTCCCTGGTTCGAGCCCAGGTCGGGGAGCCAAGAAATACGGGCACTTTGTCGATAGTGCCCACTAACCTCAAGCCGTCTCTGTGCTTATTTTGTGCAGGACGGCTTTTTTCTTGCCCAGCACACCGTCCAGCGCAGCAGCCTTCGGACTGAGGTGATCGACGTCCAGGTGCGCATACCGCTGCACCATGGCCCTCGACTCCCAGCCCCCCAGCTCCTGGAGATCATCCAGCCCCACACCGGCCTGACGCATCAGGCTGGCCCAGGTGTGACGAAGGTCGTGCCAGCGCACATCCTCCAGCCCCGCCAGCCCCAGCGCCTTGGCCCACATCCGCGACGGCACGTCATGGATCAGGTTCTCGCTGAACACGTACTCCTGGTGACGGCCCAGCCACGTACGCAACACCGACACCGCCGTCTCGTTGAGTGGAATGGAGAACGGCAGATCGTTCTTCATCACATCCTGCGGGAACGTCGCCTTGCGCCGCTGCAAATCCACTTGCGCCCAGCGCAAACTCAGCACGTTGCTCTGTCGCAGCCCCGTGGCCACCGAGAACAGCGCCATGTCGGCATACGGCCGAGGCAGCACCTCCACCAGCCGCGTCACCTCCTCGGTCGTGAGAAAGCGACGCCTCACCACTTCACCCGCCACCAGCCTGAACTTCGGTGACTGCTCCAGCCACATCCACTCCCGGTGCGCCGTCAGAATCACCGATCGAAGGAACGCGAGCTTGCGGTTGACCGTCGCCGGCTTCACGCGCTTGAGTTCCTCATCACGGATGTCCCTCACGACGTCCGGGGTCACCTCCTCCAGGAGGCGAACCTGAGCACTTGAGAACTGCTCCTTCCACCACTGACCGGAGCGTTCGTCGTCCTTGTAGCTGCGCTTGTAGCTGCGCTCTTTCAAGAACCGATCGATCGCCTCGACCAAGGTTCGCTTTTGCAGATCCTTGACGACCCGGCCGCGCCAGATCTCGGCACGGATGCGGTCGTGGTACTCGCTGGCTTGCGGCTTGTCTTCCGTCTTGCACGACCCACGGAAGACCTTGCCCTTGACCGTGATGGTGTACCACCACGTTTTGTTCCTCAGGAAAATGCTCATCTTTGTCCTCCAAAGAAAAGCCCCGCTGAAGACCGCAGTACCAAGATACCACAGCCCGCAGCGGGGACTTTGAGGGGGCTCAGGCGGCCTGGGCGATGGGCGTCACGTTGGAGGCGGCATCCTCCTGGGCGACGCTTTGCTCGAGCTTCACGCCCGCACTCATCAGCCTGGCCACGGCATGCGAGTTGGCGGTCTTGACTTCAAAGAGGTCGTTGGCCACATGGCGCATCGCCTGAGCAGGGCTCTGGGCGAGAACGAGGCGACCGGTGCCGCTGGCTTTGGTGGTAACTGCGTAGATGCGCTGTTGCATATTAGGTTTTCCTCTGTGTTGCTGAATTGCCGGTGACGATATTCCGGCGCTGGTGCCGCCCGATTACTCCGGGCCTTCCCCGTCCTTCAACGGAGCCAGCCGATCGAGCCACTCACTTCTGCGCGGCCCTTTGGGTAGCCATACCCGTCAGGGAAGGCATGGCGCCCATCAGCTCCGCCGATGTCACGCCCGGTTTCTTGATCAGCTTGAGCGCCTGCTCGCGCGCCTTCAGCCATTTCCTGGTGGTTTGAACAGAGCCGCCCATGACCTCTTGCGGGACCTTGTTCGTCAGCCTGCGGATGTCCTCCTTCATGCGGTCCAGGGCATCCCGCTCGTATTCATTTGCCATGGTGTTCCCCCAGCATCTTCTCGATGGGCTCGATACGGACCCGGCCCGCAATGCAAGCCTCCGAGTACAGGGCATAAGACCTTGCGAGGTCGTCGCCGTGGTCCATGCGCCACCCCTGGTACATCTCCCTGCGCCTTGTCGGCGAGGAGGTGCTCATGGCCTGCCTCACATGAGCCACCAAGTTCTTCCTGCACTCGAGGAGCTGCTTCGCCCAAAAGGCTTCCAGGGCCACCGACTCCTCGTCGGTCATACCTGGACGCCACTTCACACGAAGCTCGACAGGTCGGGGGCCTTCCACCCGGGCGGCTTGCCGATCTTCCCGCCATCCAGGATCACGGGCCTGCCGTCGACCAGCTTGGCTTCGTTGGAGGCCAGGACCGCCTGATCTGCGCCGTCCTTGTCGAGGCCCGCGAGGTAGGCCACGCCATTGCCGGTGACCTCCAGATCGCACAGGGCATCGAGGGCGTACTCCCGGCTGAACGGCGGGATGATGGCCATCTCGGCCCCGCTCTTCAGCCCGAAGGCGATCTTTTGCAGGAGGTCGGACGCCACCGCCAAGCGGTGAACCGACATGCTGTGAGGGTCATCGACCTCAAGCTGGTCCAGGAACTCGATGAATTCCTCGATGTGGCAGCCGATCTGGACCGACAGGTTCTGGTCCGTCGGCTTCTTGCCGCAGGCATGCAGCCACGCGGCGGCGCGCTGGAAGTTGTTCATCTTTTTCGCGGCGGGTTGTGTCAGATTGGAAAAGTCGAGCTTCATTTGCTGCTCCGTTTCCAGAGCGTTTTGGGCGACCCGTGACAGCTCGCGCTGGACTGCTTTTGATAGCCGCAGGCCACCACGTAACCATCTTTGTGGGCGCGCCTCGCGACAAGCCCCCAGGCGCGGTTGTCCGGTGGCGGCGTGAAGCCGAGCTTCTCCGCCCAGGCACGCACCTCCTCGGTCATGAAACCGTCGGGCTTCTGGATGGCGTACAACCTGAACAGGCCCAGGGCGTCATCGCTCCAGCCCTCATTGACCCGATCCGCATGGGCGGCGGCCAGAGTCATGCTGGCGTCTGCCCCCAGGCCCGCCAACTCCTTGTCGAGCACCGTGGTCATCGGATCACCCCCTGGAGTCGGTCGGCCACCAGCTTGGCGTAGCCGGCGATGTCCACCCAGGAGTCGACGTAGTCCGGGTCGCCATTCACGATCCGGCCGATCTTGTGGCAGATCATCTCCAGCGCTTCGAGCTGGTCGGCGTCGCACTCCACCTTGCTGACGTTGTCCATGTGCCGGTACAGGGTCCTCTTCAACTCCTGGGTGACCGCCGCATGGTTCTTGAAGGCCCCGTAGCGGGACCCACGCTCTTCGAGCGTGACCGTGATGTCATCCATTGTTTTCCTCGTACTGGTTCTTGAGGAAGCCGTCCAGGTCTTCCTTCCGAAATCGCCACTGCCGCCCGATCTTCCCGGACGGTATCTTTCGTTCTCGCGCCATCTTCCGCAAAGAGAATGGGCTGATGCCAAGGTACTTGGCTGCGTCAAAAATCGACATCATTTCCTTGTTGTCCTTCTTCTTTTTGTAGTCGTTGGTACTGAGGACAGAAAGGTGCGACTTCGCAGTAGTTTTCGCAGCGCCTGTTCACTCCGGGCCTCTCAACAATTTCCATCCCTGGCCCTGGGTCACCAAGCTCTTCGCGATTAGGGCTGACCCTAACTGCGCGTTTGCCGCCTGCTTTCATGAGCGCATAGGTGGTTCCTGAATACCACCGCTCGTCGGCGCTGCATTCAGACATCATGCCGTCATCTGCATTTTTGTGTAAGGCTATTCTTATTTTTATGTAGGACAAAACTTCCTCATAAGGCCAAACTCTAATAGATATTTTCTTGATGGCCTGCTCCGGATAATCATGTTTCCTGAGCGCTTCTGATTTCTTCCAGTCCCTGAAGATGGCCACCACCTCCAGGTGGTCGATCTCAATCCCGTTCTCGCGGGCCAGCCAGCGCAGCACATTGAGTTGACGCTCCCACCCCTCGTCGCCGCCGGCCTTGTAGGTGGAGCAGACCTTCCAGTCCTGGAGCACCCGGTCTGCGATATGGGCCCGGTCAAATTGGCCGCTGAGCGTGACGCCGTCGACCTTGGCGTACAGCCGCTGCTCCACCACCGCCGAGGTCTCGGCCCGCTCCAGCACCGTATGCACCGCCTGACCCATCAGGGACCAGATGCGCTCGCTGACGTCCTCGACCACCACATCGCGGTACTGCTTGGCCAACACACGCTTCTGCGCGCTGTCGATCAGCTTGGTCACTGAGATGTCGCCCCCTCCCGTGTAGGGGTCGTTCCGCACCGCAGCGACCAACGCATCCGGGAGCCCGTACAGGTTGGTCAGGTTCATCAGAAGTCGACCTCGACTTCGTTGTTGGTGCGCTTCGGGGCACTGCGCTGAGGTGCGCTGCCCTGCTCGCGGGGCGCGTACTTCGGATCCGGCAGGCGCAGGACGCCGGACTTGAACGGGTTTCCGGCCTTGGACACGCGGTTCCAGATGGCGACTTCGTACTTGGTGCCGTCCGGGAACTCGACGGTGCCGGTCTCGTGTGGCGCCTTCTCGTTCGTGCGGCGGTTGTTCTCGAAGATCGTGATCTCGATTTGGTTGTTGTAGGTCATGTTCAGGACTCCTTGGTTTGGGCGGCCTTCTTTTGAAGGCGGGCGATGACCTCCTGGACCTTGGCCAGGGGCAGTTGGTTGATGGAGCTGATGCTGTAGGCGCCAGCGATCGCCTCCAGGGGCATCTGCACCGAGGCGGCAAGGCTGGTGATGGCCGCCAGTTCGTTCGGTCCGGCCAGCGCTTCCTGGCGCTTCTGAGGGGGCGCGTTGCGCACCGCCGCCGTCGCCGCATTTGCATCGTCGTCTTCGGGCGCGATCCCGCAGGCCGCCATGAGCGAGTACCTGCGCGCATAGGTCAGTGCTGACCCGTATCCCTGAGGGTCGTGCTTTGCGGCGGGCACGTACAGGCGACCGGCGCTGAAGACCTCGCCGGATTCATGCACGAAGGTGGTCTCCACGACCACGCCCGTGTCGGACTCGTGGGTCTGCTGGATGAGCGCGATGCCGCTGTCGTTGAGCGCGTCGATGACGGCCTCAACACAGGCCGCCAGATCGGCGTAGCGGCTCTTGAAGTGCGGGTTCGAGCTGGTCTTGAGTGCCGGGCCAAAAGCCTTCTGCGCACGGACCAGGGCCGCCGAGATCTCTTTCATCAGTCCTCCTAGTTGTAACAGGGTTCGGTGTTGCGATAGCAACCAGCTATTGTCCACAGGATGTGCGCAACGTGTCTGATTGTAGGTGTAGGAGTTCTCCTATCGATCTAGGTGTTTCCACCAGTTGTGTGTACAACTTGTGGATAAATAATCCTCAACATTGTTTCTTAAGGCTTTACAGCGTTTTCTTACTGTGGACAACCTTGATCTTAGGTGCTCTTTAAGGCTCCTGTAGCAACAAAGTTATCCACAGGCCAACAATAGACAGCACCTTGTTACATAGGCTGTCTCTATTGCACACACGAACACTTACATCAACACAGAACAACATGAAGTCATTCGCCGACTACGGCATCGACCTCCAGGGGAAGTCCGGAGAAGAGGTCAAGGTCACCTGCCCTCAGTGCTCAAGCACCCGTAAGAAAAAGAGCTACCCGTGCCTCAACGTCAACACCTCGAAGGGCACCTGGCACTGCTGGCACTGCGGCTGGTCGGGCGGAATTCCTACAGGCGTGGTCAACCGATCTGCCCCTCCCTCCCGGCGCGTCTACCCGAAGCCTGAGTTCCGTCCTGCGGCTTTGTCTGACGGGGCCTTCAAGTTCTTCGAGAAGCGCGGCATCACGATCGATGTGCTGATCCGCAACCGCGTTTCGATGGAACGGGTGTGGATGCCCCAGATCGAGGACGAGGTGACCGCCATTGCCTTCCCGTACTACCGAGGCGGAGAGGTCGTGAACATCAAGTACCGCGACGGCGCCAAGAACTTCCGTCAGGTCGCCGGGGCCCAGAAGGTCCTCTACAAGTACGACGACATTGCCGAGGTCACCCTCATCACTGAGGGTGAGCTGGACGCCCTGGCCCTGGAGGTGGCGGGCTTTCAGAACGCGATCTCGGTGCCTGATGGCGCACCCGACCCCTCAGCCAAGAACTTCGACACCAAGTTCGAGTACCTGGACGACGATCGTCTGGATCAGGTCAAGCAGTTCATCCTGGCGGTCGACGCCGATGAGCCTGGGCACCGCCTGGAAGATGAGCTGGCCCGCCGCCTGGGCCGTGACAAGTGCCTGCGCGTGACATGGCCCGAGGGCTGTAAGGATGCCAATGAGGTCCTGGTGACGCATGGCGCCCAGGTCTTGCGCGAGTGCATTGAGGACGCGAAGGCGTTCCCCCTGGAGGGCATCTTCTCGATGGGCGACATCGAGGCCGACCTGGACAACATGCTGGAGTTCGGCCTCATCCAGGGCGAGCCCACCGGGTGGGATTCGGTGAACTCGCTCTACACGCCCGCCCCCGGTCAGTGGACCTTGGTCACCGGCATCCCGAGCATGGGCAAGAGCGAGTGGCTTGATGCTTTGGCGGTGAACCTTGCGGAGAACGCAGGCTGGACCTTTGGTGTGTGCAGCCCCGAGAACCAGCCCATCTCCTGGCATGCCGCCAAGCTCATCGAGAAGCGCATGGGTGAGCGGCTGGTGGCGGGCCGCGTCAACGCCTCGTTGTTCCAGGGCGCGAAGGAGTGGATGTCCCAGCACTTCCACTTCATCATGCCCGAGGATCCCACGCTGGAGTCGGTGCTGGCCAAGGCCAAGGCGCTGGTCAGGCGGCACGGGATGAAGGGTCTGATCATCGATCCTTACAACGAGCTGGACCACACGAAGCGCAGAGACAACGTGGCAGAGACGGAGTACGTCTCGCTCTTCCTGACGCAGCTCCGCAAGTTCGCGCGCGAAAACTCGATCCACATCTGGCTGGTGGCACACCCCGCCAAGCTGATGAAGGACAACAAGGGCATCTACCCGGTGCCTGATGGCTACACGGTCTCAGGCTCGGCGCACTTCTACAACAAGGCCGACAACATCGTGGCGGTCCACCGCGACCTCACGAACCCGCAGGCGGCCACCGAGGTTCACGTTCAGAAGGTGCGCAGCCGCTGGCTGGGCAAGCGTGGCGTGGCCTACCTCCAGTGGAAGTCTGAATCGGGGCGCTTCAGGGAGTTTGCGGGCGCCTACAGCCCTCCAGGAACGGAGGTGTACGAGTGACCCACCGCAACCCACGTTTGCTTTCCCTGGCGCGTGACCAAGCCTGCGTCGCGTGCGGCGTCAACGACGGAACCGTCGTGGCGGCTCACTCCAACCTGGGCGAGCACGGCAAAGGCATGGGCCTGAAAGCTCATGACGGCATGAGCGCATGGCTCTGCCACCAGTGCCACCACCAGCTCGACCAGGGCGCCCGCATGAGCAAGGCCGAGCGGCGCTTATTCACCCTGGAATCCATCTGCCTGACCTACATGCAGCTTTGGAGCCAGGGACTCATTGAGGTGAAGACATGAACGAGAAGATTTTTGAACACGTCAACGAAGTGCGCGACGAAGCCAACGTGATGCTGGAAAACCTGAGCACGGTGCGCGGCGAACGGCATGCGCGTCTGGTGCGCAGCCTGCTCCAGTGCTCCAACGTGATGGAGATCTATTCCGCCTGTGTGCAGATGGGTGACCTCCCTGATGAGGCTCGGGAGGTTTTCGGCGCGGCGATGTGCCGGGCTGTTTACGGAGTCATTACGAACATGGCGGTGTCAGCCAACTTCACGCCAGAAGAACTTGAGGAAGCGACCAAGGACGCGGCCGCGATGGACTGGTCCATCTCAGGGCTGATGCGCGACGCAGTGCGGGCCGGCGCCGATGGGACTGCCTTTGGGGGCACCAAGGCATGACCCAGCACAACGTCAAAGACAAACCGTACCCGTTCTCGGGATCAGGTCACTCGATGAGCTGGCGCTGCATCCGGTGCGACAAGGTGCGGCCCATTCTGGGATCGCAGCAGCGCCGCTATGCCGGGCAGATGCGCAAAGTCTGCGCTGAATGCGTTAAGGAAATGCCGTGAATGAGCTGGCTCTTCCGGGTTCTTATGACCCGTCAATCAAAACATCCAAGTGCTCGAAGTGCGGTCAAGACAAGAGCCGATCGGGTGGCGTCGAGACCAAGCCCGGGCGGTTTCTTTGTCGGGGCTGCTGGCGTTTCAACACGCTGGTCAGATCAAGGAGCCTGAGTGATCACAGACAAGATCGTTAAGGGCGCTGGGTCGCATCGGATCCTGATGTCGTTGAGGGAGCGTCCGCGCACATCGAAAGACCTCAAGCGGGTGGTCGGGGCCATCAACAGTGTTCGCCGCTTCGATGACGAGTACATGGGTCGCCTTCTCGCCAACGGCTACGTGTGTTTTGACGGCGTCACATGGCTGATCACGATCAAGGGCGCACAAAAGTGCGCCGACTTGGGTGACCCCGAGAAGCCGAACAGTCCAGTGCGCCGTCTGTCCAAGTTCCAGACCGCAGTCGCGGAGCACCCGCCTGTGTTGAGGCGAGACGCCATGGACTTCGCGCAGTGGCCCAGCCGCAGAGGCAACCTTCTTTTTTACCGCGACGGTCGAGTCGAGAAAGTTGAGTGATGGACATCGAACACCTGATTCAGCAGTACCGCGACATCGCGGAGCAGTACGCGCCGGCCCGTGCCAAGCGCGAGTACATCGAGGAATACAAGAAGAGCCTGCTCTCCATCCTCATGAAGGACGCGGAGCGCAATGGCGCCACCAGCAACGCAGCGCAGGAGCGCGATGCGCGAGCCCGCGCCGAGTACCTGGAGCTGCTCGATGGCTTACAGGCCGCTGTCTTTGCGGAGGAGAAGCTGCGCTACCACATGAAGGCAACAGAGATCGAGATCGAGATCTGGCGCACCCGCGAGGCATCTGCGCGGGCGGAGCGAAGGATGTACGGGGCATGAGCGTTTCGATCAGCACCGACAAGTCTTCTGTCGTTGACAGCGGCTACTTCTGGAGGCCGATGCAAACGTGTCCGCTGTCCAGAAAGGTTCAGCTCTTGGGCCTTGGCGGTGTGGCGGTCTACGGGCAGTGGAATGGCAGCGACACGTTCTGGCGGGGCTGGGCTCCGCTACCGAAGATCCCAAAGGAGATGAGAGATGAGTAGCCCATGTCGAGGTGACTGCAACCAGGGTCGTAGCTGCTACTGCGGTGAAAGCTCAGACGACACCGCTGATTTCGGGCTGGTCGTGGTCGTTTTCATTTGCGCTTCCGCTTCTGCCTTTTTGCTGCTGGTCGACTTGGTGACCAGATGAAGGGCCGCGCCAGAACAGACATCACGGAGATCCGCCTCGGCGTGATCTCTTCAATCGAGAGGATCCGGCCGACTCTTGACCTGTCAGACGCCGACATTGAGATGGCCTGGGCGGAGATCGAGAGCTTCTGCGCCATTGCTCTGCGCGTGATGGCCAAGACCAACCCCAGCAAGATCAGGTCAGAGGCCATGACGGTCGAGATCAGCGCCCGGATGGATGGAAAGGAGTGCCTGGAATGAGCCCTACGCAAGTAGCCGCAATGCGGTCGGCGCCGGCAGAAGAAACGAGAAGACCCCGCCTTTCACCTGTGCCAGCAGGCCGCTCTGAGGAGCCTGTTTTTTCGGTGGAGACGGGGTCAAACATCAGCATATCTGAGGATAAGAAATGACCACCTTAAGAGAAGCCGCCCAGCAGGCGCTGGAGGCGCTGGCTGCATGGGATGCGCTTATTGAGCATCAGTACTCCGGCACTCGCGCCGGGATGTCAGACCTGACGTGGGCGGCGCAAGCAACGCCTCCGGTAATGGAAGCCCTCCGCGCCGCGCTGGCAGAGCCGGAGCAGGAGCCGGCCGCCCTGTTGACGACCTGGGTGACTGAGACGGAGGCTGTGACGGAGCCCCTGTACAAGGCTGCGCCTCCGCTTCGGACGCTTACCGACGCAGAGATCGGCGAGATCTGGTTCAGCGCCAGCATCCCGAACCTCAACGAGACAGCCGCCAGAAGGCTTATCCGGGCCGTAGAGGCTCGATTGGGAGGTCGGTGATGGCGAGGCCCTGGGGCGAGAACGCGGCGGTTATACGGGCCGTCCTGAAAGACCTTGGTCCGATGACATGCTCGGAGGTTCAGAAAGAGGCTGGCCTGACCAGAAACTCTGTGACGGCGGTGGTGTCTCGGATCCACCGATCGGGCGAGGCGCACATCACGGACTACGCATATGACGACGAGGGCGCGAGGCGGTACCCCAGGGCGGTGTACGCCTGGGGCGCAGGCAAGGACGCGAAGAAGCCGAAATCAAACCTCTCATTGGATCGGAGCAACAACGAGAGGTTGGCGAACAACAGGATCAAGACGGCGAGTGTGTTCAACCTTGGCATGACGCGGGCGCAGTGTCGCCAGATCAGGCGTGTAGCGATTGGGGGCGCTGGTGAACAAAATCAACAGTAGACAGAAAGGCGCCGCTGCGGAGCGGGAGCTGATCAAGGAGCTGCAAGACCACCTGGGCGACGAGATCGCCGGTCGAATGAAGCGCAACCTGGAGCAGTTCCGCAAGGGCGGTCATGACATCACCGGCCTGCCGGGGTGGGCCATCGAGGTGAAGCGCTACAAGCGGCTTTCTGATGCCGACCTGAACCGGTTTTGGGAGCGACAGGTGGTGGATCAGGCGCTGAGGGTCAAGTGCAGGCCGGTCCTGGCGTACAAGGGTGATTACAAACCATGGCGCGTTCGAATCCCTATCTGCCTGCTCCGCGATATTGGGTCAGCATGGGTCGATGAATGGGGCTGTCGATTTAACTGGACCGCCGATATCGGGATCGAGGCATTTGCATCAATGCTTCGTGAGGCTCACAGTGCATCCGTGTTGCTCGACGCTCCGAGCTTCAATACAATGCCGGCTTAGCGACAGCCATGAGGCTGCACCCAGATGTGGTGAGCTGAAGCCCCGGCATGTCCGGGGTTTTTTGTTTTCTTTGCGTGTAGATATTAAATCGCCGTTGAGCATTTCGAAGAAGACGCCCCGCACCCCCCGTTGGGGGATGCAGGGATCGTCATCAACCGCCGAACAGCTTGCTTGTCAGCCGCTGCCACCAGCTCTTGCGCTTGCGCGGCTTGCGCTTGATTGGCTTTGGCGCCACCTCAACAGGGGACGGCTGCTCTGCAACAAGGTACATGTCTCGCATATCAGGCGACCATTCCAACTGTTCCAGCCGCTTTTCGGCTTCCTTTTGCCGCTCCCAGCGCTTTTTCATCGTCGCTGATGCCGAGACAGAAGAGCGGGGCCGGTGCCTCTCTACGCCGAAACGGTCCAGTGTGTGGAAGATGGTGCAGAAATGGACGCCGTAAATCTTGGCGATCTCCGCTGCCGTGCCGGCTTTCTCCTTGTAAAGGCGCACGGCCTCACGTTGCTCTTTCATGGTCATTTTGAAGTGGCCACCTTGTCTCTTCTTGGAAGATCCTTTTGATCTCTGAGAGCTTGTTTCGCCGCCATCGGTGGTCGGATGGGCTTGCTGGGAGGAAGATGATTCGTTGTATTCCATGGTTGTTGATTACGATTGCTTTGTAGTGACCACCCCCGGATCGAGCCAGATACTCAACCCGGAGGTGCGCTTTCTCCAAAAACTGTCGCAAACTTAGTGCGACGCGGTCCATACCTTTCCTCTCTTGATTTTCACTTCAGTGGGTGGCGCCCCCTCTGGGTATGTGATGAATCCGAAGTCATTGATTTTTGACTCGGGGTGAACTTCATATGCGCCCCTGATTGCGGCACTGCTGATACGCCGCAGCCTTTGCCTTGCCTGCTCGACCGTGTCTCCTCTCTCTGTCGATCCATCACGCGCAATGAGCAGGTACTCCCGTATGGCGATGTCAATACCTTCGACAGGCTTGTTGTCGGCCATTGCTGCCGTGATCAGTCCATCAGTTGCGATGCCAATAAAGTTACCCCTTCGGTATGCGTCCTGCTCTCCGTCACAAATAGAGGCGCCAAATATCTTCCCGGGACTGCCATCGTTGCATCCGAACCCTCCTATTGCTTTGACGAGTTGAAACCTGGGCATCTGGAACCGGCGCCCCAGAAGCCCCCAGTTGAGGACCAGGATCTGGCCCTTGATATCCCCGACAAGAGGCCGAAGCCTCTCGTCGGTGCTCTCGATGAGATTCACCTACAGCCCTCCGATGTCGTAGAAGTGGAGCCAGACTTTGTTGCTGACGTCCTCCGGCATGAGGTCGCGCTGCCACATCAGCATGAGCGCCTCCTGGATCTCCTGAAGCCGCTCTGTGTAGCCATGCGCCTCACTGATCTCTAGCAAGACGTGCTGCTCCCAGCCGTCCTTCATGCCAGCCAGCTCGGTGTGATGGAGTCGCTGGTGAAGAGGTCATCGATCCACTCCGCAGCCTCCACGTAGTCCTTGCGCACCAGATCAGAGAGGTCGCCCTCATCGAGGTCCTCGTACCAGTGCGACAGGACCTTGGCGGCCTTCTCGGGCGCGTCAAACACCCACTGCTCGATGCCGGCAACGCCGTGGCGGGACCACTGGTTGTAGGCCGCCTTCACGTACTTCTTGATCTGGCGGTCGCTCGACGGACGGACGTCGAAATCTTCGTCGGCCTCGTCAGGGAAGAGGTCTTGCGACTGAGGCTTGCTCGTGGTGGCGATGCGGCTTTGGAAGCCTTTTTCCCAGGAGCCGTCCCAGCCACCGTAGTGCCCGCCTTGCCACTGGACTTGCGCTTGCGGGGTACGAAACCCAAAGCGCGACGGCGTCCAGGCGTAGGTGTTGGACAGCCAGGAGTCGCAGAACTCGACGCCCGACTTCTTGTTGATGATGCAGCTCGAGCCGTCGGCATGGAGCAGGCCGAACTTGTTGCTGCTGCCGATGATGCTGCCCATGAACCTGATCCAGTGCGGATCATTCATGAGGCCCGGGTCGGCGGTCAGGGCAGGCGTCAGCACGTTCTTGATGAAGTGCCACGTATCGGACTTGGTGTGGTCCGCGTCGTTGCCCATCGAGAGCACGCCGTTGTGGGCGAGCCAGATGTCGTCGGTCACCCGGTACGGGTGGCAGTTCTCCATGTCCGTGTCGCCGTGCGTACGCATACGGGCGTGCCAGATGCAGTCACGCTTGTCGGCGTAGGTTCGGTAGAAGTCGATGAAGTCCTGAGAGGTGGCGGGCAGGCACTTGTAGATGTGCAGCTTGCCGCCCTCGGCGTACATGACGCCCAGGCCGTCGGAGTTCTTGTTGTAGACGTCGGTCAGGAAGTCGTCGGTGAAGCTGACGGAGCTGGGCTGTTGGGTCAAGAGGCACATGGTGTTTCCTTAAGCGGTTTCGAGGCGGTTGAGAACGTAGGAGCGCAGGGTCTTGGTCTCCGATGGGAGCTTCTGTTCTGCGAACTTGAGGAAGGACTCGTAGCCGAGGTTGGCGGCGGAGCAGTCACCGCAGGACGCGGTGTATTCACACAGGGCGTGGACGAACTCGATGGCGGCGACCAGCGACTCGTACTTCAGCGTGCCCCGGAAGATCCGGAACTCGATGGTCTTCTTGGGCGTCACGTTGACCGCCTCGTACCTGTCGCTGGACTGAAGGGCCTTGCCGACCTTGGCCTTCTCGTCCTTGATCCGGCAGAAGCCGGTCATGGCCTCGCCGTACCGGCGGGCCAGGGCGCTGATGAAGTCCCTGTTGTCCGGGCTGTTGACGAACGCCACGATCTTGGCGATCTGGAGCTTGGACAGCCTGTCGCGGTTGACGTGGATGTGCAGGCCACAGTTCGAGCGGCCCCTGTCCCTGCCCTTGTGCGAGATCAGGCCCTTGGTCAGGCTTTTGTTCTCAAGCCACTTCCACAGCTCCCTGTGCGCCGGCAGGCTCATCGGGTTGGTGACGATCTCGAAGCCGTTGCTGAGGCTGCCGTCACGCTCGAAGAAGACTTGTGAGCCGACGCTGCCGCCGTTGATGGCGTCGTTCAGTTGGTGGGCCTTTGGCTCAAGATCCAGGTACCTGTCCATCGTCTCCACCTCCAGCTCCACGCCCAGGAAACGGCCGTGCTTGCTGGTCCAGCTGTCATGCTTGAAGCTGATCTGGTTCTTGCTGCTGTGGTAGCCCGCAATGACCGACGGGGTGGGCGGGTCGTAGTCGACGTGAACCCGCATGCCCTGCTCGTCTCTGAAGATGAAGTCCTCGTCGTATTCGTGGACGCTGACGCGGTGGCCGTTTTCGTTGATGGCGGGGACTACGTCTGAGCTGTTGACGTAGCAGTCGTACCGATCGATGTACGTGAAGGCGTCGCCCTGACAGTCGCGGCAGATCGATGTTTCGGTGTACGTGCTGCACAGCCTGCCGTCGAACTCCCACTCTTCGCAGTGGTCGCACCGGGTGATGCCGACGTGCTCCTGGATGTAGTCGTGACAGTCGTACTCGTCGTCTGCATCATCAAGCCTCGCCATCATGCGGTGCAGCGTGCTCTGGGAGCCCCCGAAATAACCCATCTCGACCTGTGCCACGACCATGGGCATGGCGTAGTGGGTCTGACCGTTTGCAAGCCTGTCAATGGTCGAAAAGATGAGGTCGCTGGCCCTTTGATTGATCGCCTCGCTGTAGGCCCAACCACCCTCTGTGGTGCGCAGCTTGCAGATCTTGTGGATCAGCTCAGAGGCGTGCTCAATGCGCTCTGCGGTGTCTAGCTTGTGGAACAGCCCCAGGAAGCGTTCCCTGTCCTTGATGAGTGCCTGAAAGTACGGAAGCTCGTACATCTTCATGATTGGTCTCCAGAAATGAAAAAGCCCGCGTCAGCGGGCCGGGAAGAAGGAAGCGGAGAACCCGCCCCCCGTAGGGGCGGGGACGAAGCGGTCACCGAAGAAGCACCACGATCGAGATGAACCCGATGACGGCGTAGATCACGGTTGCTGCGAACGACAGGCCATCCCTGCGTTCGATCAGTGCGGTTTGGAGCTGCTCCATGTCAAGGCTCGCTTCGTACCGCCTGGGCGGTTCGTAGTGAGACCCGATGAGCACCTTGCCGGTGTTGAATGGCGGCGTTTTCATGGCAGTACCTCCTCTTCTGAATCTGACGATTCGCAAATCTCAAGAATATCTTGAGAGTAATGCTCATCAACCCCAGGTTCGTTATTCACGTTGAAGCATTCATTCGCAGCATCCGCCGCTGAATTCATATCTTCCGCCTCAATGGCGTACGTCTTGCGGATCACAGCCTGTATGGTTATTTTGTATGTTTTCACAACAACTCCTCCGGGATATCAATCTCATCCCCCAGTTGGCAAGCAACGTATCCGCGCATGACGGCGACCAACGGTGTTGGCCCTTCGCAATAAGTCGACGATCCGCGACCTATGCAGGTTGCCACCCAAACACCATGAGCGCCCTGCAAGGACACGCACTCACGCTCGATGATTGGCCCACCTTGGTCCCATAGTTGGGACGGCACATAAAAATCGAGGCCGGCGTAATCTTCGCCCTCGCACTTCGCTACCGCCCAGTCAAGGGCAGGGCCAGTCAGGTCAGATGTTTTGATCTTCATGGTTTCCTTTCATGGTCTGCCGTCGGAGCCAACCCAGCCCATGCCGACGTAGTCATTGGGGTCCTCGTAGGCCGGCGGGTTTTCGCGCCAGGGCTTGATCTTCCAGTCGCCAATCACCAAGGAGTTCTCTTCAGCGTTGCCGTACGCCCACTTCTGCGCCCAAAGCTCAAACGGAGCCACAGCAGGGAGAGGGATGTCTGGGTCGGGTATGCCGGCCTCGTCTTTTTCGTCGTACTGCCATCCCCACCAGCGGTAGTTGTCCCCCGGCGGCAAATCGTGAGAACCATCGCTGATCAGATAGCACTCGACCCAGGACCCCTTGCGCAGGACGCTGAACCCGATGTAAGGCTCGTTGTCCTCCTGGTCGTGATCTGCGAGGTCCCAGGCTTTGTAGATTGCGGCAGATACGGCCTCAGGCGTCCAATCGCTGATGCTGGCGTAACCCAGTCCCCCGGTGTCTAAGTCGTCGGAGACAGACACTTCGATCTTGAGCTTGATGCCGTCTTCAGAGCGGATCCGGGCTGACGCGATCTCCTTCTTGGAGCCGTACCAACCAGTGTCGAAAGGCTTGTGTTTCGCCAGGGCGGCGGCCAGGGCTTTCTCTTTTTCTGGATACCAGTCGGCCAGACCGCAGTGGGAGCCGTCCCCGTGACTGAATTCTTCAATGATCTTCATGTGATCACTCCTTATTTAAGTTTTGTGCGTCTGTTTTAATTTCAGTCATCCTTATTTTTGGATGGCTTATCACCAAGCTCCAGGTACCACGCATTGACGGCAAGGCGGCGCGTATACAGGGATTGCTTGCGCACATGCCTTACGTGGCAGTTGAATGCCTTGACCATCGGGGCATCCGTCGACCCGGTTACGGTTTGTCTGTCTTGGCTCGAATCCGTCCGCAAGATAGTCCAACCGTCGTTGCCGACCATGCGCTCATACAGGGCGTCATAGTCGGGGGTCAGTTTCATTGGAAACTCCTGAGGATCCCCGAGCCTTTCGTGAAGCAGCCCACTCAGTTTGAGCATTCGCTTCATTCCACGGTCTCCTTGCCGGCGTGGCTCATAACGGCCTGGAGAGCAAGGTGGGAGGCCCTGGCGTTGTGGCCGCCAACGTGCCATTCGGTGATCTCCTCCGGACGCAAACCGTCGGGGCCGCAGTAGTTCTTGCCGTTCTTCCAGTTGTAGATGGTGACGATCTCCCCGTCGTCGAAACGCAGGCCCCACTCGGCGTCCACTTTGTAGCCGTCTGCCTCCGTCGGCTGGCCAAAGGCGGCGACCAGCTGTTCGTACTTCAGGTGGACGTAACCCTGGAGGTGGGTACCGTTGATGTCGATGTCGATTTCGTTGTGAGTCTTGAAGTCCATGAAGAAACTCCTGGTTAATTCAGATCGAGGCTGACCGAAGCGTTGCGCAGAACACTCCTGACCTCCGACTCCATGCTGTCGCTGGTTACAAAGTCGTCGGTGTTGAGGTCTTCGAAATCAGAAGCGACGGTGTCGTAGCGGTCATGGTCATAAGTGCTGTTGTGGTCTTCCAGCGCTTTGTCGACGGCTTCGCCGACAAGCTCCTCAAGTTTTTCCTTATTGACGCTTTCGACGGGGAGCCTGAGTTCCAGGGCGGCAACCCTGTGTTTGAGGGCATCGATATCGATGTCGGTGACGAATTGGCCGATGGCGTTGTTGTACTGCTGCATAACCGCAGTCATACGCGCGTCCAGTGCGCTATTGATGGCGCGATCAAAAGCCTCGCTCAGGATTTGAATCAGGGTGTCACTCATGCTGCGTACTCCTCGCGCACTTGGAAAATGTTTCGGAAGCTGACCTTGGCCCGGACTTCTTCGACGGTGGTCTTGCAAGAAACGGCTTCACCCTGATCGTCGCAACCCAGGATCAGGCCCTTGCCCGCCAGAGGGCTGTGGTACTCCGAGTGAAGGAAGAAGTGGGTCGGGTTCTTGAGGAGCCCATCGTCATCGATGAAGATCCCGTCCCCCTCAGAAATGCGGGCGCAGCCAAAGCATCCGGCGTCGATCAGGTCGTAGATATGCATGAAGTCGCCGTCGTAGTCGACCTCTGTGATGGTTTTGTCAAACGGATTGATCAAGATTGCTTTCATGAGATACCTTCGTGTATAGGTTGGGTCGTGATGACTTTGTAAATGAAAAAGGGCACCTTGCGGTGCCCCTCTTGCCTGCTGCTGCCACCTAATCCTTCGGTGGATCATCCATGTCGATCTCCTCGAAAACCCGCCGGAAATAAACGCGGGCGTACCGCTGATCGGGCTTTTCGTGGGGAAACATTTCCTTCGCATACATCTCCGCCAACATCTTGTTGAAGAACAACTCAGGAACAGTCGCCCCAGGGTCGGCGCCCAATACATACCAAACAACCATGGTTCCCTCCTCTCAGTAAAAGATTTCGGTGCGGATGGAATCCGATTCCATCAGGTCACCCCAGCACCCGACGCGCAAGCGCGGCCCGACGAACAGGACCGTGGTGGCGTAGGTGTCGCCTGCGTTGCAGTAATAGACATGCTTACCGCTGCGCTTGTGGACACCCAGATACTCCACCCCGGACGTACGCAGGATGGCGTCGATGTCCTCCCTTGCGCGCCGGGTAACAAGGTCGTTCTTCCAGATATTGCGGATCGCCTTGGCGTCCTCCTCGGTAACGTCCTTGATTTCCATCAGGGACTTAACGGTCGCTGCTGTCCTCATAAAGCCTCCTCTCGGCGGAGCGCAACATGAGGCAGGCCGCCAGCAGGGCGTCGCGTTGCGACGGGTACAACTCGTTGATTGAGTTGCTCATGTACTCCAGCGTCTCAGCGACGCGCAGGAAGTGCTCCGGTTGGTATTCAAAAGTCATGCTCGTCCTTTCTTGAGGCCAGGGTCGGCGCCCGGTCCCTGCTTCTCTCAAGAACCCAGGACGACACGATCCTGCGCGTCGAGAGAACTGAGAAGCCGCCATCAGCTGCTTGCTTAATTCTTTCTGGCTCAACCAGATCCATCGGGGTTGAGTAGTACTCCGAATTTTCGTCCCCGAATCTTGCGATTACAGATGGGTCGAAACCATTGCACACGTACCAGTCCTCAACAACGCCAGTGATTGCGACGATGGACGCCACAAAATTGCAGCTCTTGCAGTAATGCCTGTACCTGGGTTTCATGATCCCTCCAGAACCGGGTTGATGTAGGAGCCGCCGTAAAGCAGGGACTCCGGCGTGGCGTTGGATTCACCCTCGGCGTACGCGCGGGCGTAACGCTCCTCGGCGTACCTGGACTCAATCTCCAGGAGGCACTCAATCTCACCGAGGCAGTTCTCAAACACGCTGACCCAGCCGTGATTGCTCTCGATGGGAACGGTTTGAACGCCCAGCTTGATGGCGAGGCGGGCGATATAGATTTGCAATGCTGTTTCAGACATCGATAACCTTCATGTAGAGATTGAAACGTGAGGACCCTCTAGCTCAAACGGAGGCCGAGGCTTTCGCCCCGACCTCCTTCGCTCAGAACGGCGCCGCTTCCTCCACGGGAGCCGTGCGCACCGCATCCGTGCGACCCCTCTGCCGCATGTCAGCGCCTAAGACGCCGCGCGTGAGATGGCGACGGATCTCAGCGATCAGCGCTTCCTGAGCAACCCGACGAGCTGGTCCTTCAGCCATGTCCATGGCGTCGAGGCGCAGGCAGACGTCGATCTGCATGCTCTTGAACACCTGCGGGCACCCCGAGTAGTCGCGGGGAATCCAGCCGAGCTGGGCGCCGAGAGACTGCGCCTTTGCGTGAGAAGCGTCGGATGCGTACTTCGTCCAGCGCTCGGCATCGAGGGAGCGGATCGCCTCGAAGGCGACGTCGAAGCTCGCGTGAGCCTCGGCATGGGTGTCGGTGGTGATGCCAGCTTTGATGAGTCGGCTGACCATGGAAGGGGTAGGTACGCGAACGGACATGGTGTCTCTCCTGAATGGGTAGAAGGGAAAAAGGGAAAGCGGACGTCCCGCCCCCCAACGGGGCGGGAAAGGACGCGGAGATAAGCGCTCAGTCGACGGCAAAGAAGGCAGCCGTCACTCCACAGAGGAGCATCGACAAGCCCGCATCAAAGGGCTCAATGAGATTCAGACCAGCGCCCAGGGCTGTGATGGCAAAACCCAAAACAGATACAGCGACAACGAACCAAGATGCGATTTGCATGAGATTTCCTTCAGCGGGCGTAATTGCGGTAGTAACTCTGGCAGCGCTTGTAGTCGGAGTAGTTCTGAACTCCGCTACCAAGGCAGGTAAAGCACTTGCCCGAGAACCCTTTGAATACTCCGTTCTCTACGGTGCCTCGACCGTAGAAAACCCCTTTTCCGTCGCACTTCGGGCATTTGACGGATTGACCTTTCTTTACTTCTGCGTACATAGGAACTCCAGAAATGAAAAAACCCGCCGAAGCGGGTTGGTTTGGGGCAGCGAGCTTCAGAAGAACTCGTAGTCGTCCAGGTCGGACAGCGACCCGGGCTCAGGTGATGCAGGCGGCGTCTCGCCCCGCCCAAGGCTCTCGGCGATCAGGTACTCGGTGAGGCACTGGCTGAGGTAGGCGATCTCCTCCTCTTCTGTGAAGAACACGGCTTCCTCAGGGTGAGGCTGCGGCGGTCCAGCGTAGAAGGGGTTGCGCATCCAGACGTCGCGAGGATCGAGGATCCAGGCGGAATCAGAACGCTCTCGGCCTGCGTTGAAGGCGTACTCACGCATGGCGTCAGAGTGGGTGGCGAAAGGCATGGTCAGTCTCCAGGTTGCGTTATGAATCAAGGGTTTAGGGTTTCGGTATCGAACAGGGGGTCAGCGATACCTAAAACGAACCCGCATCGAAGGGTGGTTACCCCTCTCGTAGGGAGGGGTAAACAACCGATCCAACCATCACAACCGATTGATAGTCCGTCGGAAAGTGAGCAAATACGGGCCTTCCAGCCGTTCTTGTGCTTTGGATGTGACGAGATTGACCGCCAAACCCCTGGATGCCGGCGAAGCTGACGGCGGTGATCGACCACCGGGCGGTGGGGGTGGGTGGGGGGTGGCACCTGGACTCAGTACACAGGTGGTGGGGGTATGAGGACTCCACTGCTATCCCCACCTCAAGCACGTGGCTTACCCACCTCAAGCACGCACCTCAGGCAATCCAATCCCCTACCCACAGATGCCGCCAGAAGCCACGCAATGGGCCCAAGGCGGCGAGATCGTGGGCGGGTGGCTACCCTACCCCCATGTGGACCATCTGAAGCCGCCACGGGGGTGTTCTGGGACCCCCTGACTTTCTGTATCTTTACCTACAGAACGACTGTCTACCTTAGTAGACAGGAGTTCTCATGTCTCTTCTCTTAAAGAACAGATCATTTACTACGGTATACCGTAGTTAAGAGATAGTTCTTTGTTCTTTTATACGGAATATCTGTATTCCTTAGAAGAGAACCATCTGTAGAAAAGATTCTTTTGTATTCTTGTACAAGGAATACCGGTTTTCTTTACTACGGTTAACCGTAGTACGGTATACCGATGGTAGAGAAAACAGAGAGAAAGAGAAAGAAAGAGAGCAAGATGTGTGCCAGCTCTCTCATCCCTAAGGGGTGAACCCCCTGGACCTATACCCCTGGACCATTCGGAAACCCGCGCCAATGCTGGGTTTCAGGGGGCAGGACATAGATCCCACCGACACTGCGTTTGCAGTTGCTCTGTCCCAGCGGTTGGTGGGCTAAAACCTCCGCAGCGCGGGCTGCAAAGTCTCCTCCTGGTGGTGACCGCGCCGGCTGACCCACGTCACGGGTCACTTCGACCCCCGGCTACATTCGCCAGCCATAAGGAGTCACACCATCATGGCCGCTCGCATTCGTAAGATTCGGCACGACGACGACACCAGGGCAAAGATCCAGGCGGCGTATTACATCAACCGCCTGCACGGGCATATCGAGGGCAAGGTCACCTTGGCGCCGTCGCAAATCACGGCGATCAAGATCCTGCTGGATAAGTCGCTGCCAAACCTGTCTGACGTCAAACTCGACACAGGTGCTCAAGGCATCACGTTCAACCTGAACGCGAATCTGCCCAAGTGAGCGCAGTCGCCGACGACTCGCTCGTCACCTATCACCCGCCGGGTTCTGTGGCGGCCACGTTCCATTCGGACAACTCATTCATTCGCGGGTTGATGGGTCCTGTGGGTTCCGGGAAGTCCAGCTCCTGCTGCGTCGAGATCGTGATGCGGGCGCTGCGCCAGGAACCCTGGTACGACGGCGTCAGGCGGTCCCGCTGGGCGGTGATACGGAATACTTATCCTGAACTCAAGTCGACCACGATCAAGACCTGGGAGACCTGGTTCCCGTCCAACGTGGCGCCGATCCGGTGGGACACGCCGATCACTTCGCACATGCGGATCGATGACATCGGCGACGGCACCTCGATGGACCTGGAGGTTGTCTTCCTGGCCCTGGACTCTGAGACTGACACCGGCAAGCTGAGGTCGCTGGAACTCACTGGCGTCTGGATCAATGAAGCCTCTGAGATTGCCCGGGGCGTCTTCGACATGACCACCCAGCGGGTTGGGCGGTATCCGTCCAAGCTCAAGGGCGGCCCGTCCTGGACCGGCGTGATCCTGGACACCAACCCACCGGACGACGATCACTGGTATTACCACTTCGCTGAGACCGAGACCCCCAAGGGCTGGAAGTTCTTCCGCCAGCCCGGTGGCCTGTACTTCGACCAGGAGTCCGGTGAGAACGTCCCCAACCCGGACGCAGAAAACATCGACAACCTGCCCAACGGGCATGGGTATTACCTGCAACAGCTTGGCGGCAAGCTCGACACCTGGATTAATGTCTTCCTGCGCGGTAACTACGGCACCACCTCAGATGGCAAGCCAGTATTCCCGGAGTGGAATGACCGTGTCCATGTGGCGCCTGAGCCTCTGAAGCCAGTCCGTGGGTTGCCCATCATCATGGGTTGGGACTTCGGCCTGACGCCAGCCTGCATCATTGGCCAGATGATGCCCAACGGGCGGCTGCATATCCTGGAAGAGTTGGTCGCCGAGGACATGGGTATCCGTCAGTTCACCTCTGACGTGGTGCGCCCAGTATTGACCACCAAGTACAACGGTTTTGCCCGCTTCTCAGCCGGCGACCCGGCGGGTCAGATTCGCGCCCAGACCGATGAGCGCACATGCCTGCAAGAGTTGGCTGAGCTTGGAATACCCACAGAGCCAGCACCGACCAATGACTGGATTCCCCGCCGAGAATCTGTTGCGTACTTCCTGACACGCATGATCGATGGCGGCCCAGGGTTCCTGCTGGACCCAAGCTGCTCGAACCTGCGCAAGGGGATGAACGGCCGCTACCGCTACGAACGCCTGAAGACTTCTGGCTCTGCGCGATACAGGGACCGTCCGGTTAAGGACCAGTTCTCTCACCCGCATGACGCGCTTCAGTACCTGTGTATGCGAGTCCGCAATGGACTCAGCCCGGTGCGCGCCAGGGCGGTGGTGAACGCATCTAACAAGGGTTGGACCTGAAATGAACGCCATCGCCATGCCGCAGTCCCCGCTCCAGGTGGACATCGATGTCAAGCAAGCCCCGTCAACTGAGTACGAGCTGCTTCACACCGATCTCTCGCACCACATCAGCGACTGCTGGGAGCGCGCCAAGTTCGCCAAGACCGAGATCGTCGATCGCCTGCTGCGCTGTGAGCGCCAGCGCCGGGGTGTCTACGACCCGGAGAAGGAGATGGACATCGCCAAGACCGGCGGCTCCGACATCTACATGCGCCTGACCGACATCAAGTGCCGGGCGGCCGAGAGCTGGATACGCGACGTCATGATGTCCGCAGGGCGCCGTGTCTTCGACCTGGACACCGCTGAGGAGCCTGAGGTGCCACCCGAGGTGTCGGCGGGCATCGTCGAGCTGGTGACGATGGAGATGCAGGAGTTCGTCCAGGCCGGCGGCGCTGTTCACCCTGAGGCATTCCGCGCCCGGATGGATGAGGTGCATGACCAGATCATGGACAAGCTGCGCGAGCAGGCGAAGGAAGCCGCCAAGCGCATGGGCGACAAGATCGAAGACCAGATGAATCTCGGCAAGTTCGATGCTTCATTCCAGGACTTCATCAATGACTTCGTCACCTACCCCACGGCGGTCTTCAAGGGCCCTGTCATCCGGCGCAAGAAGAAGCTCACCTGGGGCCCTGGGTTCCAGGCGGTGATCCTGCGGGACTATGCGAAGAACTTTGAGCGGGTCTCGCCCTACGACGCCTACCCGTCGCCCAACGCGAATTGCCCTCACGAGGGCTTCTTCATCCAGCGCCATCGCCTCTCCCGCGCCGCGCTCCAGGACCTTCGTGGTGTGCCTGGGTACAACGACGAGGCCATTGACCAAGTGCTTGAGCGCTTCGGCGACAGCGGCTTCCGGCAGTGGCTGATGGGCGACCAGGAGCGTGACCGACTGGAGGGCAAGCCGCATGCGCGACTGTTCACCCGCGAGGTGATCGAGGCACTGGAGTTCTGGGGCTCCATCTCCGGGAAGATGCTCCTGGACTGGGGCCTGAAGTCAACCAAGAAGATGCCCATCGAGTGGAACCAGGAGTACGAGGTCACGGCGTGGCAGATCGGCCCGTTCTGCATCAAGGTCTCGGTGAACCCGGATCCCCTGGGGCGGCGTCCGTACGAGATCGCTCAGTGGAACGAGGTGCCCGGCTCCTTCTGGGGAACCGCCCTGCCTGAGCAGATGCGTGACGTGCAGAGCATGTGCAACGCGGCGGCCCGCTCCCTGGCCAACAACATGAGTGTTGCTTCCGGCCCTCAGGTTGAGATCCAGGTCGACCGCCTGCCTGATGGTGAGGACGTGACCTCGATGTTCCCGTGGAAGATCTGGCAGACGACCTCTGACCGCACTGGCGGTGGCCAGCCGGCGGTTCGTTTCTTCCAGCCAGGGATGAACGCGAGCGAGCTGCTCAACGTCTACCAGTACTTCATGAAGCTGGCCGACGAAGTCACGGGCATCCCGGCCTACCTCTACTCAGGCCAAACGGGTGGCGGCGCAGGACGCACGGCCTCCGGCCTGTCCATGCTCATGGACAACGCAGCCAAGGGCATCAAGACGGCGATCGCCTGCCTGGACGTTGTGGTCTCCGCGATGGTCGATCGGCTCTACGTCCACAACATGATGTACGACCCCGACCCGGCGATCAAGGGCGACTTCAAGGTCATCGCGCGTGGCGCCATGGGCATGGTCCTGAAGGAGCAGCTCCAGCAGCGCCGCATGGAGTTCCTCCAGTCCACCGCCAACCCCGTGGACATGCAGATCGTCGGACTGCCGGGGCGCGCCTATCTGCTGCATGAGGTGGCGGACTCGCTCCAGATGGACACCAGCCGCATCGTGCCCAGCCCCGACAAGATCCAGTTCGACCAGCAGAAGCAGGCGCAGTTCCAGATGGCGACCCAGCAGATGGCCGGCGGTCAGCAGCAGCAAGCTTCTCCGGCATCCCCCGGTGATGCACCCATGCCCGAGGACCCGGGCGTTCTTCCACCCCTGTGAGGCAAACGATGGCAACCAAGGCATTCGGCGGTAAGCAGACGCCGGCAGAAGAGCGCAAGGAGGCCCGTCTGGTGCGCTCCGGAAAAGTATCTCCTGCGGAGTACGCGCGCCGCGAAAAGGCTGAGGGGGATAAGAAGTCCCCGGCCATTCTCAAAGGTACCGGTCAAAAACTTGCCAGCGGGAAAATGTCCGCGTCTCAGTACGCCTCCAAACCCATGAAGAAGGACTGATCATGATGAAGATGACGATGGAGCGGGGTTATCGGGTGCCGCGTCGGGCCCCTGCCGCAGCGCCTATGCCGGCCGCCTCTCAACCGGCCGCAAAACCGCCTGGGCGCCCGATGCCCCGGGCCTGGATGGCGGATGGCGGTTATGTCGGCGATGCGGTTGGCTGCACCGGAATGTCTGGCGGCTCTGGCGGTACGCGCAGCAACCAAGACTACCGGAAGTAATGCTCAAGCAATCCCCAGATAGAGTTACTTCGGCAATGTCCTCTTTGGAGGGCCATGCGGAGTTTGAGGTGGTCGTGGATTGGCTTGAGGAATCTCTTGCTGATATACGCACTGCCAGCATGCATACCAAGGATGAGGTTCTTCTGAGGTGGCAGCAGGGAGCGAGTCAGACGTTGGACGACCTGGTTCGAAAGATCAGGACATCTCGCCAGACTCAGTACTCCAGAAAGAAATAGCCCGGTTGGGCAGACGTTTTATCGGTGGCGTTTCACCGGTCCCGAGAACACCGGAACTTGACGGCGCGGATACAAAAGCCCGCGACAGACAGTGAAGGCTCAAGGAGTTGGAATTGGATCTTCCACGAGCCGTCCTAGAGGCGGAGCGAAAGGCAGAAGAGGCATTCACCCGTCTCAAGTCACCACCGCAACCTACGGCCGAAGAGCCGGCGCCGCCTGCAACGCAGGACCCGCCTCCTCCACCGCCGCCACAGCCCGCCCCGACCCCGGGAGACGAGCCATGGGAAGCCCGGTACCGATCCCTGCATGGCAAGTACAACGCAGAGATCCCCAGGCTGAACGCTGCGCTGAAAGAGCGAGACGCTGATCTGTCAACGCTGCGGGAAGAAGTCGATGCCCTGAAGAGAGCAAAGGACAGGCAGTCACTCGTCAAGCCAGAAGAAATTCAGGAGTTCGGTGAGCCCTTGGTGGACCTGATCCGACGCGCAGCGCGCGAAGAGGTTGGGTCCAAAGACCACGAGATCTCCGAGCTGAAGTCGCAACTGAAGTCGATCAAGTCAACGTCTGAGCAAAGCACGGAGACCACCTTCTACGAGAAGCTGGCCTCCGTGATCCCGGACTGGATGGCGATCAACGACGACCCTGAGTTCCACACATGGCTTGCCGAACACGATGAGCTGACCGGCTACCAGAGGCAAGAACTTCTTTCGCAGGCGGAGAAACGCAAGGACTCGAATCGGGTTGCGCGGTTCTTCGATGCCTTCAAAAAGACCCAGTCCAAGACCCAGGTTGCAGCAGTTGATTCACTGGAGTCGCAAGTCCCGCCCGTAACGTCGAGAGCCGACGCCCCTCCGCCCGGAAAGAAGATCTGGACGCGCGGAGAGATCGCCGACTTCTACGCTCGTGACAAGCGCGGCGAGTACTCCGCTGAGCGATCTGCTGTGATTGAAAAGGACATCCAGGAAGCAGTACGCGACCGAAGGGTCCGATAAGCCCCCTGGCTTCAACTCATAGAGGTTTCATATGTCTATCGCAGTCTCTGGAAACTACTACGGCGCCGGCAGCGGCACCGACTCCTACTCTGGCGCCTCTGGGTTCATCCCGGAGATCTGGTCTGGCAAGCTCCAGGTCAAGTTCTACAGGTCCACCGTTCTCGGTGAGATCACGAACAACGACTGGGAAGGCGAGATCAAGGGCTTCGGCGACAAGGTCAACATCCGGACCATCCCGACCATCACCGTCAACAACTACCAGAAGGGCATGAACCTGACCAATCAGGTTCCTGTCAGCACCCCTCTGGAGCTGAACATCGACAAGGGCAAGTACTTTGCCGTTGTGCTGGACGACGTGGACAAGGTGCAGGCCGATGTCCAGTTGATGGACATGTTCACTGATGACGCCAGCCAGCAGATGAAGATCGCCATCGACGGTGACGTGCTGAGCGCCGCCTTCGCCGATGCGGCTGCCGCCAACAAGGGCGTCAACGCTGGTGCTTCGTCCGGCGGCATCAACCTCGGGGCCACGGGCGCCCCCCGCCAGATCACCAGCTCCACCGTTCTGGACATGATCCTGGACATGGGCCTGTGCCTGGACGAGCAGAACGTGCCTGAGACCGGCCGTTGGGTGGTGATCCCGGCCTGGATGTCGTCGCTCATCAAGCGTTCGGACCTGAAGCAGGCGTACCTGACTGGCGACAGCGTCACGCCGCTGCGCAACGGCAAGCTGGGCATGATCGACCGGTTCATGGTGTACGTGTCGAACAACCTCGCAACGAGCGCCGACCTGGGCGCTGATGCGGCCTCCGGCGGCACTGCTGCCAACGCCGACAGCACCGCCTGGAACATCATGGCCGGTACCCGGGACGCCATCTCGTTCGCTTCGCAGATCACCAACGTGGAAAGCCTCCGTGCTCAGTCCACGTTCGGCAACATCATGCGCGGCCTGAACGTGTACGGCTACAAGGTCACCAAGCCTGAAGCCCTGGTCCACGGCTACATCAAGAAGTAAGCCGCTCAGGCTTAACGAAGGGGAGTCAGGAAACTGGCTCCCCTTTTTCACATGACCAGATTTTTGAAGCAGAAATGGTCTGGCCACATATTCCCGTGGTCGGAGGCGCTGGCCGCGCGTGAGGATATGGAGCCATATGAGCCTCCAAAGCCCGTCCCGCCCGCATTACCTCCTGAAGCGCCTCCCGCGCCAAAGACTCCCACCCAAAATTCAAGGCCAGCGCCAGCGTTTCCTCCGCTGGATGCCGCCATCGAAACATTCCGCAGGGAGGCCAAGAGGCCCATCCGGAGAAAAGGTGAAGCATGAAGGTCTCTGACATCATTACTCGCGCCAGGATTCTCCTGAATGACCAGGACGGAACCCGCTGGCTTGACACTGAGCTGGTGAGCTGGATCAACGACGCTCAGAAGCTGATTTCCATGACCCGGCCAGATGCCAGCGTTGCAAACCAAGCGCTGACCCTGGTGGCTGGCACCAAGCAAGCCATCCCCGCCTCAGGCTTCCGCCTCCTGGATGTTGTCAGGAATATTGGCGTCGACGGCGTGACCGGGGGTCGCTCTATCCGGATCGTTGACCGCGTGGTGATGGATACCCAAGACCGGATGTGGCACACCTCCACGGCATCCGGGACGATCATTCACTTCATCTACGACAACCGCGACCCCAAAAACTTCTACGTTTACCCGCCGGCTGTGGCGGGGACGAAGATTGAGGTCATGTACTCCGTATCGCCGACGGAGATCGTCTACAACGTAGTAACCCCGGCAACCACGTTGAACACCGACCTCACGGTATCTGATATCTACCTTGAGTCGGTTTTGAACTACGTGATGAGTCGCTGCTACTCGAAGGACGCTGAGTTCTCTCAGAACCCGCAGCTTGCGGGCGGGTATCTCCAGACGGTTTACTCGATGCTCGGCATCAAGACCCAGAAGGACGTCGCCTTCTCTCCTGACCTCAACAGCAAGGGCTCGATGCCCAGCGCTGCCGCCATCCAGGCGGGCGGTGTCTGATGGCTCTGTACGAGGACTTTCTCTCCAGGGTCCTTGTGGAGGTCCCTGGCTGCGCTGATATCTCAGCGATCCTCGCCGTCAAAGATACCTGCATCGAGTTCTGCGAGAAGAGCCTCATCCTCACGCGCGACCACGACCCGATCACGATCTATCAGAACCAGGTCGACTACGACCTTGAGGGTCCTGAGACTGGCACCGTGGTCATCAAGGTCATGCGGGCCTGGATTGAGAACACCCCCATCGAGCCGATGTTTCCGGACATCGTCACCGATGCGTCGGTCTACAACCGGCTCTACGGCTCCTTCGAGGCGGCGCCCTCAATGCCGCAGCGGTATCTGCAAAAGTCAGAGCGCACGATCTCTGTCTGGCCGCTCCCTGACAAGACCTATGCGAATGGTCTGACCTTGCGCGTTGCGCTCAAGCCCGCCCGCAACTCTACTTCTGTTGACGACGTGATCTACGAAGACTACGTCGACGTCATTGCGGCGGGAGCCATGTCAAAACTCATGCGCTCCAGCGGCAAGCCTTACTCAGATCTTCGGCTGGCCGAGGGGCGCAGGGGAGAGTTCATGGCCGGCTTGAACGTCGCGCGTCAGCGCGCTGGTCACGGACACACACGCTCCAACCTTCGCGTGCGGCTGGCCAGGATTTAAGGCCCGAAACGGCAAATTCACTGTTCGAAGAACCTAAAGGTAAAAAGGGGTAAATCATGGCTGCAATGTCCGACTTTCTCGAAAACAAGATCGTTGACTTCATCTTCCGGGGGCAGGCCCTCGGTATCACGGGTGCATCCGCCACAGCGGGCTCTGGACCGACCAACCTCTATGTGGGCTTGTACACAGTGAACCCGTCAGATACCGGCGGTGGCACGGAGGTTTCTGGCGCTGGCTACACCCGCGTGACCATCTCCAGCTCGCTGGCGAACTGGGCAGGCACTCAGGCTGCGGCATCGACCGTCGCGTCTTCTGGCAATACCGGCACCACCAGCAATAACGGCGCGATCACGTTCGGCACCCCGGGCGCTAACTGGGGCTCGATCACCGGGTTCGGTATTTTTGATGCTGTCACCGCCGGCAACCTGCTGATCTGGGGCGCGCTCACGACGCCAAAAACCGTTAACAACGGCGACGCCGCGCCAGCATTCAGCCCCGCCGCGTTGTCCATCCAGATCGACAACTAAGCGGGCTGAACGAGGTGCTGTTCGTACCCGGCAACAGCTGGAACTTCGCGCTCTCCAACGTGAGCGCGACGCGGCCAGCGGCCGGCCGGGGCACGGTCATCACCCCGGGCACGGCCCCCACCAAGGGCGCTTGGGCGCAGGCGCTGACCGGCGCCAACAAGTCCGCCGAGACCTTCGGCGTCCTGATCCACATCAACAACGGAGCGACGGCGGCGGCCACCCGCAACCTGCATGTCGATGTCGGCATCGATGCGGCGGGCGGCACCAGCTACACGGTGGTCATTCCCGACCTGTTGGGGGGTCATGCCGCGCCGGCCACTATCGGTGGCATCTTCTACTACTTCCCGCTTTACATCCCCGCAGGTGCCTCGGTGGCAGTGCGAGCCGCGGGCAACGTGACCACGGCCTTCAACGTCAGCGTCACGGTGTTTGGCAAGCCGCGTCGGCCGGACTCGGTCATGGCGGGCCAGAAGGTGGTGGCGTTCGGCGCCACAGCAGCGACTGCAACGGGAACCACTGTGACGGCGGGTACCACTGCCGAGGGTGCCTATGTCCAGCTTGGTACGGCCACCACGTTCCCGATCTGGTGGTGGCAGTGCGGCCTGACCTGTGTGGACACGACGATGACGGCCAACGCGCACGCCATTGACATTGCCACGGGCGACGCCACGACCAAGGATCTCGTCATTCAGGATGTGCTGTCGGTCTGGACCGCCAGTGAGCAGATCACAGCGCTGCCGGCGGTGGTCCCAGCTTTTGACCGTACCAACGCGGGTGCTTTGGTCTACGGGCGGGTGCAGTGTTCCGGCACGGCGGATACCGCGCTGTCCATGATGGCCTACGGGCTGGGGTAATCGAATGGCTATTGCAGAACTCCACAGCGGCACCGCGACCATCAGCACAGCGGAATACTCGCTGGTCACCAACAGCACCGTGCTGGGGTCCAGTACGGTGGACGGCATCTATCAGGTCTTTATTGATTTGGCGGCCATGACGGCCACCGAAGAGTACGAGATCACCGTCAAAGAAAAAGCCATCGCCAGCAGCACCCAGCGCGTCGTGTTCCGGTCCACGGTGGCCGGCGTGCAGGGATCGCCCATCTGGGTGTCTCCGAGCCTGATCCTGCACCACGGGTGGGATGTCACGGTGGACAAGATCGCCGGGACTGATCGCAGCATCGTCTGGTCGATTCGTCAGGTGGCGTGATGGACTACCTCTGCCCGCAAGCCCACCTTCTATCGGTCACCGAGCACGCCGCCGCGCTGGATATCGTGATCGAGGCGCTGACGCTGGCGGCCGGTCAGTACCACGTCAGCACCGACCGGCCGTTCCCCCCGGAGCAGCTGGAGCACCTCGCCCTGACCGAGGTCTAAGATGAGCTGGGGCTTTACCCCCCTGCTGCCGGGCGGGGCCCAGCAACTGGCAGGCATAGGTATAGCCGCGTCTGCGGCCTCAGCAACAACGGCCACCGCCGCCCTTACCACTTTGGTGGTCGGCGCAGAGCTTATTGACACTGCGGTTGGCACAAACACCGTTACCTTCGATCCCTGGGTACAGGCGGGCGACGTAGCAATCTGTATGGCGTTCCGGGATGGCAGCGCGGTGCCGCCATCAGAACCTGCGGGACAGTTCGGGACTGCTATTACGGTCAACCTGCCGTCTAGCCAAAACTGGAATACAGTTGCCTACGGGAACAATAAGTTCGTAGCAGTAACTTTCCCTTCTATTTCCGCCGCCAGCCCTGACGGTGTAACTTGGACTCAGGGCACCCTGCCGACAAACCAGTCGGCCGCTGTCGGCTACGGCAACGGTTTATTCATATCACTTTGCTCAGGCAGCACTTCAGCTACTAGCACTGACGGTATAACGTGGACTCCGCGCACCATGCCGTCGGATTCACCTTGGGCGGAATTTGCCTACGGCAATGGCGTATTCGTAGCGATATGCTTTGGAACCGCCGAAGCCGCCACCAGCCTTGACGGCATAACGTGGAGCCCCCGCACCATGCCGTCTTCCCAAAACTGGGTTGACATTAAGTACGGTAACGGCGTGTTTTTGGCAATAGCCCTTGCCTCCAACGTAGCCGCCACCAGCCTCGACGGCATAACGTGGACTCCGCGCACCCTTCCGGCCACGCGAGACTGGACTTCACTCAGCTACGGCAACGGCGTTTTTGTGGCGATGGCCGGTGGCGCAAGTTCCGGTGCTGCCAGTAGCCCCGACGGTGCTGCTTGGACTACACGCACATTGCCGTCGAGCGGCGATTGGACTGGCCTTGCTTACGGCGGGGGCAGCTTCTTAGCAACATGCTTCAACAGCACCGCAGCCGCCACCAGCCCTGACGGTTTCACTTGGACCGCATTTACGCTGCCGGCCACCCAGTTTTGGAACGAAATCGCCTACGGCGATGGTGCTTTTGTGGTGGTATCTGGTAGCGCCATCACAGGGCTGAAAATTCCAATAGCCTCTGTCACAACCCTTGACGCCAGCGGGTCGGGCACGAGTTCCTCGCGACTGGTCTACCAAAAGCTCACGGTAGGCGGCGCTCAATCTATCGGCCCCTTCACCAACGCCACCTCAGTCGCGGCGGCGGTCTACCGGGGGCTCGATCCTGTCAACCCTGTACCGGGTTTTTCATTGGTTTCGGGGACGGGGACTATTGTCACTTTGCCTGCTGACACAACCGGGGCCACTTCGTCGGTTGTCAGCTTTGCGGGGCACCAGAGCACCAACGTGACTTTCCCGGCGAGCCAAGCTGGTGTAGTCCGCCGCGCCCAGCAGATTGACGCTGTAGACGCCATCGTGGTCTATGACTCGGCGGGCGTGGCCGTATGAGCTTTACAGCGGTCAACCTCAACGTAGGCGGTACCTCGGCGGAGTGGCGCGCCTATTCGGTTGAACTGGTGCCCTTGTCGAGCGGCATCGCAGGTTCTGCCGTCAGCGTCACCACGGTAACGGCTACGCTGACCTCGACGGCAACTCCGGCGCAACTGGCCTCATCCGTCTCGGCATCGACGGCCACGACAGCCGCGCTCACCGCCTCGATCCGGTTCGCCGCCACCGCAACGGCCGCATCCACGACCACGGCTGCGCTCACCACCTCGATCCGCTTCACGGCCAGCATCAGCGCCCTGAGCAGCGCCTTGAGCGCCGCGCTGACGACGCAGATCAAGCTCGCTGCCAACGTCGTGGGTGTGGTGGCGACCGGCGCCGACCTCGCAACCCAGATCAGGGTCCAGACCTCGGTCGCTGCGCAGACCACGACCACCGCTGGGCTGACGACCACCATCAGGCTGGCGGCGTCGGCCACGGCGCAGACGAATCGATTACTGGCATCGCTGAACACGGGCATCCCGCTCACTGCTTCAGTCGGTGCCAGCGCCGTTTCTACAGCGGCATTGCAGACCGGCCAGCGGTTTGCCAGCGCGGTTGCGGCATCAGTACAGACCACGGCGGGGCTATCGACCGCTATTCAGCTTGCCGGTTCAGTATCGGCTGCGGCAACGGCCACTGCGGCTATTGCCACCTCGGCGGCGCTTGCTGGCTCAGCGGCGGCAGTAACGACATCGACCGCCAGCCTCACGACTGACATCCTGCTGTCCGGCTCAGTCGCTGCCGTCACATCGACGACCGCTGGGCTGAACACAGCCATTCAACTGGCCAGCCCTGTTGCGTCTGTCACGACCACGTCTGCCGGTCTGACGGCCTCGATTCTTCTCGCGGGCTCGGTTGCTGCTGCTACATCGACGACCGCCGGGTTGTCCACGGTAATCACGCTTGCCAGCGCGGGGGCAGCGGTCACGACGACAACGGCCAGCCTGACGACGGCGATTCGTTTGATCGGCTCGGCGGCCAGCGTATCCACCGCTGACGCTTCCCTGGCCACCGCTATTCGGTTGGCAAGCTCCGTCGTGGCCGAGGCGGCAGCGGCTGCCGAGATAAATGTAGCGGCGCGCTTTACCGCTCAAGCTCAGTCGCAGACCTCGACCGATGCAGCCGTCACGACGGCCATCCGCCTCAACGCCACCACCACATTCCTGGCCAGCGTTACGGAGGCGACGCTCTCCGCCCAGACGCGATTCGCAGCCACAGTCACTGGCGCGGCGTCAGCGGCAGCAGACCTACAGACCGCGATCACCCTGGTCGCGGCAACGTCGGCCCAGACCAACACGGTTTTGGCGTCGCTGAACACAGGCATTCCGCTTGTTGCGTCAGCTGAGGCCAGTGCGACTTCTGCGGCTGACCTACAGACCTCGATCACTCCGGCTGCGACTGCTTCGGCTCAGGTCACCGCCACTGCGGCCCTACAGACCTCGATCACCCTGGCGGCGTCGGCTTTGGTTCAGGCCACTGCCGCCGCAGACCTACAGACCGCGATTGCCCTGGCTGCGGGCGCTGCTGCACAGACCACTGCTGCCGCAGGCCTACAGACCGATATCACTCTGGCTGCGTCGGTCGAGGCCGCTGCAAATTCTGCCGCCAGCCTACAGACCTCGATCACTCTGGCTGCGGATGTTTCGGTCCAGACCATCGCGGCTGCGGATCTAGACACCGCCATCACCCTGGTCGCGGATGTTTCGGCGCAGACGAATAATGTCCTTGCCTCGCTGAACACGGGCATCCCGTTACTCGCCAGTGTTTCGGGCCAGACCACCGCTGCGGCTGACCTAGAGACAGCGATAACCCTGGCGGCGGCTGCTTCGGCGCAAACCGTCAGCGCGGCGGACCTAAGCGCAGCCCAGAGGTTCGTCAGTTCGTCGAGCGCCGTCACGAATGCGTCGGCGGATCTTCTGGCGGTTATCCGGCTGGCGGGATCCGTGTCGGCGAACAGCGCTGCCGAAGCTGTACTGCTGGTAAGCCCGAGGGTATCTAGCGCTGTCTCTGCGGTCGCATCGGCGTCGGCGGATCTTTCTACGAGTCAGAGGCTCTTTGGCGCGGGGCTCTGCGGGGCCTCGACCTCTGCCGGTCTTCTGACTTCGATACGGGTGGGCGGCTTTGCTGCGGCGGTTGCGTCGGCTGCGGCGACCTTGAGCGTCTATCGCTTCACGGTCGGTGCCTCTTCCGATACCTCCTTCACCGGGGTCAGCCTCCGGTACATGCTCGCGCCTGCCGATTCGCTGTATTTAAGCGTCCAGGCCGAAGTCTTGGGGTTAACGGTGCCACCGGATACTCTATCGACTCGCCTGCCAGCCAGTACAAACAGTCTTAGCGTCCCGCCCGAAAACTTAGAGGTATCTGTATGACCACTGTCCTTGGCAAATTCGTCAAGCAACCCGCCGAGATTCTTGATTACGACGTGGATTTCACGGACTGGTTTGCGGGGCGGACGGACACCCCTGCGTCTTTCGTGGTCGTTGCTGAGCCCGGCATCACGGTGATCGGCTCAAGCCGAACGGGTAATGTCGTCAAAACCATCCTGTCGGGGGGCACCAGCGGCAACAAGTACAAGATATCGGTCTTGCTGACTACGTCCGCCAGTCTGGTCAAAGAGGCGGATTACGTTGTCGCCGTTAAGGAGGCTTAGGTGGCGTTCAAGAATGCGACATCCCCAGTTATCTTTCTGGCTTACCGGGCGCTGCGGCGCCTACCGCCGCAACAAATAAACTGAGGCCCAAGGCCATGGATGATCTGGCTCTTGAGGAGATGATCGAGCGCGCTGCAAAACGCGGCGCCAGAGAAGCCCTGGAATCCATTGGCCTCCACGACAACAGCGCAGGCCATGACGTACGCGAGCTGCGCGGGCTCCTGGATGCCTGGAGGGGCGCCAAAAAGACGGTCTGGAGGACCATTACCCAGGCGATCACGATGGCCGTTCTTGGGGCCTTGGCTGCCGGCTTGTTCATCCAGATCAAGGGCGGCAAATGATTGAGGCGCTTTTCTCCTTCCTCGGGGGCTCTGTCTTCAGGATGGTCTGGGGAGAGATGAGCGCCTGGTTCAGCAAGAAGCAAGACCACTCCTTCGAGATCGAGCGCCTGCGCCTTCAAACAGAGATTGACGACCGCGCTCACCAGCGGATGCAGGATGCGCTTCGCCTGCAAAGCGAGCTTGGGATCAAGACCGTCGAGGCCCAGGCTGTCGCGGATGTCGCCGTCACCGAAGCCGCTGCGTTCAGCAAGCTGATGGATTCAGCCTTCAAGCCAACCGGGTGGGCCGTTGTCGATGTCTGGAACGGGGTCATCAGGCCCTCTGCCGCGACGATCGCGCTGGTCCTGTGGGTCCTCAAGCTCGCCCACCAGGGCTGGAAGATGGACGACTGGGACGTCACGCTGGTCGGCACCGTCCTGGGCTTCTTCTTCGCTGATCGCTCTCTGGGCAAGAGGGGCAAGTGAGGTCAATCCAGGTCGCCCGCGACCTGTGCCTCGTCTTTGAGGGCATGTACCTCAAACCCTACCTCTGCCCGGCCAACGTGCCCACCATCGGGGTCGGCTCCACCTTCTACGAGAGCGGCATCCGGGTCTCCCTGGCTGATCCCCCGATCACCAAAGATCGAGCCATGCAGCTCCTGGAGCATGAGTTGCAGAAGTGCCTTCCGGCGGTTCAGAAGCTCTGCCCTGGGCTGGCTCCGTGGGGTGATGAGGCAACCGGAGCAATCCTGGACTTCGCATTCAACTGCGGTACTGGGGCACTTTCTGCAAGCACGCTCAGGCGTCGCATCAACAGCGATGATTCCCCGGGCGCACGGGTCGAGCTTTCAAAATGGGTCCGAGGCGGCGGGCGGGTATTGCCGGGTTTGGTGAGGCGGCGAGCTGCTGAGGCCGCCATCCTGCCGTAGATGCATTCTCTGGCCCGGACTCCCACCTATCCTTGGGAGATTCGGAGCCGCTATGCCCGCAATTAATCTCAAAGCCTTCGCGGGCCTCAAGCCAATTCTTGACCCTCTTCTGCTTGAGCAGACGGATGCGGTCCTGGCTGAGAACACTCGTCTGGTTTCTGGGGCGCTCTCGGCGCTCAAGTCATCGACGACTCTCAGGGCTCTGACGAAGACTGCGCCGCAGACCATATTTCGTTACGGAAACTCTTCCGTCGAGACGGAGTACTGGCTTGAGTTCCTGGCGGACACCGACGTTATCCGCTCACCCATTGCCGCCGACACTTATGGTCGCGCCTACTGGACTGACGGCGGTACGCCGAAGTACGGGCCCAACAGCGCGGTGATCTCCGGCTCCTCATACCCGGGCGCCTCTTACGACCTGGGCATCCCGGCTCCGGCTGCCGCGCCGACGATCTCATCGTTCACGCCATCCACCGCCTCCTCCTCTGAGACCAGGACCTACGTTTACACGTACGTCTCAGCCTATGGCGAAGAAGGCCCGCCGAGCGCGGCCTCGGCAACGGCCTCCCTGGACCCCGCCCAGTCTGTCGGAATCAGCGGGATGTCTGCCGGGCCCTCTGGCGCCTACAACATCGTCACCAAGCGCGTTTATCGCTCCTCGACTGTTGGGGCGTCAGCTCAGTTCCAGTTCGTTGTTGAGATCCCGGTCGCCAACACGACGTACACGGACACCAAGGCGCAGTCGAGCCTGGGCGAGATTCTTCCGTCCACGGAGTGGGTTGCCCCGCCCTCCGGATTGAAGGGCCTCAAGGCGCTTTCGAATGGCGCCGCCATCGGCTTCAAGGACAACACCGCCTATCTCTCAGAGCCCAACCTTCCGCATGCTTGGCCTCACGAGTATTCGATTGAGGACACCATCGTTGGCATCGGCGTCTTCCGCCAATCAGCCGTACTCCTGACCGCCGGGCGCCCGTACCTGATGTCTGGTGCGGACCCTGCGGCGATGAGCACTGAGCGCCTTGAGCTGGCCCAGGCGTGCGTCTCGAAAAGATCCATCGTCGAGACCGGGGACGGCGTGCTCTACGCAAGCCCTGACGGGATCGTGAGCATCAGCTCCGGCGGCATGGACGTTCTTACCAAGGGGATCCTCACCAGGGCGCAATGGCAGGCTTACAACCCGTCAAGCATGCAGGCGGCGGTCCATGAAAGCCGGTATCACGTCCTCTACCAAATTGACGGTGGTTCTCGCGGCTGGCTGATCTTTGACTTCTCTGGTCAGGGGGCAACCTTCTCCACCTCCAACCTGAACGCCTCCACGGCCGTAACGGCCTTGTACTCAGACAACCGAACCGACACCCTCTACATGGCTCAAGGGACGAACATCGTCCGCTTTGATGCTGGATCCCCTCTCACGTACACGTGGCGCTCGAAGACCTTCCGCGCGCCCTTCGTCATGAACTTTGGCAAGGCCCAAGTTGTCTCCTCGGCGTACCCGGTCACGTTCAAGCTGTACGGTGACGGGGCGCTGAGGTTCACGAAGTCGGTATCGGACGGGAACCTGTTTCACCTTCCATCCGGTTACCGGGCGCTCGACTACCAAATCGAGCTGGCCGGCACATCCGACATCACTCAAGTGTCCGTCGCAACATCCGCTGTGGAGCTGCGGGGCCTATGAGCGAAACAAAGGTTCCTGCAATCCCTGCGCCGACAGATTCAAACCTCCGGGATGTTGCGCGGGCGGTGAAGGGGGTTCTTGACGTTCGGGAGGGTTTGGTTGGTGACCCTCTGGACAGCAACGTCACCTTCAGGGACCTTGTTGACGGCGGGCTTGTCACGCCCGTTGTTGTCGGCAGAGGCGGAGGCTCATCCTCCATTTCGGTACTTCCTGCCCCAGGCCTTTCGTCTGGCTCATCGACAGAGCCTGACTTCACGCCGCCTCCCGCGCCGACCGGCTTCACTGTGACAGCCGGGCTCGCAGTAATCCTCCTTGGGTGGGACTCGCCGACGTACGGCAATCATGCCTACACAGAGATCTGGCGCGCCGAGACCAATGTCATCGGCAGTGCCATTCGCATCGCCACGGTGCAGCCGTTTCTGTACACGGACAACGTGGGGTCCACGGGCATCACAAGGTACTACTGGATCAGGCACGTTTCAACCGCCGACATTGCCGGCCCCTACAACGCAACCGGCGGCACTTCCGCCACGACCGGGAAGATCGGCAATGTCGACCTCGGGCCCCTCATCGTCGAGGCTGGCAATCTGGCCAGCGGCGCAGTCAGTGCTTCCAAGCTGGCCTCTGATGCCGTTTCTGCCGGTGTGTTCGCGGCAGGCTACGAGCCGCTGTCGATCGCCACGTCTGTGCCCGCCACAAAGACCACCAGCACGGTGTTCAACAGCACGGACGGCAAGCTCTACCGCTGGGACGGAAGCGCCTATGTGGCGAGCGTCCCCTCCCTTGACATCAGCGGACTGATAGCGGCCTCGCAGATCGACGAGAAGGGGCTGGACATCCTCGACCTGTACGGCAACTCGGTGTTCTCCCACACGGGCGCCGTCAGCACCAGCGCCTACGTCACGGTCGGGGGTGACAACGTCACCTTGTCGTCAGTCGCGGCCAACGCACTGGTCCCATCGCTCAACTACGTCGGCACCTACACGACCGCGCCGACATCGGCCACGCTCGGGGCCAACTGGAAGCAGAACTCGGTCTACAAGAATTCGACCGACGGCAACTCTTACGTCCTCACCGGGACCCCCCTTGGGTGGGTGGTGTATCTGGCTGATGGTCTGGCTTTCCTCCTGACCGTTGAGTCGACCAACGGCACCACTTTCCGTGTCGGTAGCAGCACCAACACGACGCTCAAGGGGCGCCTGTTCAAGAACGGCGCGGAGGTCACCGACGTGACGCCGGCCGGGTGGTTTCGCTGGCGGCGGGTGTCTGCAATACCGCAAGCCTCACCCAACGACGACACCACATGGAACAACCTGTATGTGACGGGCTACAAGCAGGTCTCGATCAACGTCGATGACGTGTACGCCCGTGCCACGTTCTTCTGCGACATCGTCAGTACATAGGGAGCTAGACCATGCCAATCGTCTCAACTGGCCAAATCACCATCGTCGACACCAACGATGCGAGGACCATCACCGCAGCGCTCGTCGCATCATCTGGCACCCAACAGGTGTACACGAAGGATGAGTCGACCCTCAGTTACACGCCGAGTTGGATCACCTCCCCGCTCACGCTGACGCCGCAAATCTCGGTGGGCGGGTTGACGTCCGCGCTGGCTTGGGGTGCGTTGACCAACAAGACGTTTGCGCTGACCGCTGGCGGCACTGCACTGACCACGGCGTCGACCTCAACCAGCTTCGTCAACAACGCGGACGTGGCGGTCAGCACGCCCTTTACCGTGACCCATGCCGCCAACGGGTCGGCCACTGCGTCTACGTTTGTCCTTACGGGCAACCTTAAAGACACGGTCGCCACGTTTACGCTGTTCTTCGACGCCGACTTCACCGACCCGGCGACGCTGCTGGTGACCCACATCACCTGTCAGATCACGCTCAATTCGATGAAGACGGGCACCAATGCGGTGTTCATCACCATCCGTGGCCAGACCAACATCGAAGAAGCCACGGGTGCGACCAAAAACAACATCGCTGTAGCGGCGGACTTGGTCCGGTCGGGCGGCGTCGACACAACGGGCCTCACCTACAAGTGGTACGAGGCGGGGGGCAGCACGCAGATCACGACCTCCCTGCCGAGTGTTGCAACCGAGTACGGCCTGAAGACCACGACGGCTGGCACCGTTCCGACCGGGGCCCCGGGTGAGTTGAACGTCAACATCCCGACGGCGGCTGGCAACGCCTTCAACACCCTCGTCATCAACGAAAGCGCGGTGGCCGACATCGGCATCTACAAGGTCGAGATCACGGACGCCGACGCCAAGACCTACACCCAGTACTTCACCATCTACGACATCAGCGATCCCTACGATGTGAACGTCTTGTCGTCGACCGGGGACAAGCTCCAGAACGGGCAAGGCAGCACAACACTCACGCCCGAGGTGTACTACGGCGCCACCAAGGTCACCCCCCTGACCGGCTGGTCATTCAGCTACTACCTGTACGACAAGAACGGCAAGCGCGCTGGCTTCGTCGACACCAGCAAGGTCAGTGTGGCGGGCGGTGCCCCGATCACATCCCACACAACCGGGGCCAGCGCGACGTTCACGTTCAGCGGAGCGGCCGTCATCTTCCCGCTCGACTCCCTCATCAAGTGCGTCAAGCCCAACGGGGACGCCTTCTACTACGAGGTGGTTGGCAACGGCACGACCGCCGTGAACACGGTGGCCATCAAGACGCCGACCGTCACGACGTGGCTCAACTTCACGGACTTCCCGTCGCCATCCGCCAGCACCGACTTCGTCGGCGGAAAGCTTTACGGCTGCACGGGCGGCTCGGGGGCCACTGCCGGGACGCTGGCGACCAACGGGCTCAGGACGGTGTCCGTCACGCCTTGGCAGATCACAGTCACGGGTGATGAGATCGACGTCAAGGGCCGCATCCTCGTTGAAGCCAACCGTCCGTAAGGAGCGACGCCTGTGCCGACCCTTGTCTCGACTGGCCAGATCACCATCGTTGATGTCAACGATGGCTCCAACGCCTACCTGACGAACAACAGCGCCGTGCTCCCTGCCGATGCGGCGGGCACGGTGTCGTCCTATACCGGCGCGGAGACCTTCTTCAAGGTCGTTGAGGCCAATGTCGACACCACCACCAACTGGTCGTTCTACGTCTCGGCGACGGGTGGTGGGGTGGCGTACCGGGACAGTGACGATGCGGCGGACAGGACGGGGACGGGGGCATCCGGGTACCTTGGCGGCACGAACCTCGTCTCGTACAGCGACTACAACGCCGCGACTTGGGTCAACAACTTCCCGGCCGGGGCTTCCATCACAACGGGCATCGCCGACCCATTTGGTGGCACGGCAGCCGTCCGTCTAACATGCAACGGCACGACCAACGCCCTGCTGCGGATCACGATCCCGTCGTTCACGCCGAACGGCACAACCGCCTATACCCTCAGCTTCTACTGCCGTCGCGTCAGTGGCACTGGGACGGCGAGTTGCGATCTTAACGATGGAGCCCCGTCGACTAGCAACTACGCAACGCAATTGGTGACCGGCAGCTACGTCCGAGTTCAGATTACTGGGACGCCCACCGCCACCGCCAAGGCGCTCGTTGATCTGTTCGGGGACAACACGACAACACAGGTGCTGGACTTTGCTGGCGTTCAGCTTGAGCCAACGACGACGGCTTCTGAGTTGACCCGGACAATCGGCACCGCCGCCAGCGGCACCCGTGGCTACCTGAAGATCACCTCGCTGACTCAGGACCTGTCCTATCTGGACATCACGGCCTCGAAGATCGGCGGGCAGTCGTTCACGCAGCGGTACAGCGTGGCACGGGCCAAGACGGGCGTCACCGGCACCCGGGGCACCATCACCACCTCGGCAGCCACAGCAGGCGTTGTGTGGTCCGACGCTGAAGCCAACACGGCCATCTCCACAGCAGGCGGTGGTTCTCCCTTGGCGGGAGACGTGGTCACCCTGTACAACAGCGCCGCATCCTTCTCGCAGACGCGGGTGCGGACGAGCGGTGGCTTGTGGGCAGCGCTGGCGGCGTTCTTCGGCGGGGATGTGCTGGTGGATGGCACGCTGGGTGCGGTGAAGCTCGCAGCCAACTCGGTCACGGCCGGCAAGATCGCGGCGGGGGCAATCACGACCTCCAAGCTGCTGGTTGCACCGGCTTCTTTGTGCCCGTCGCCATATTTTGAAGACACGGCATGGTGGACCGCCACCCTCTACGACGCAACGGGCTGGTACTTTGAGTCTGGAACTTCCTTCACGGGCACTTCGACGCAGGCCGCCCTGTGGAGCGCCCACCCCACAAACATCCCCGGGACTGCGCGGAAGCACCTATGGAGCGGCAATGTCGCGGCCCCTGCGGTTGGGACCGTCGTTCGATTGCGCGCAAGGGTTCGCAACGACAGTAATCAGGTCATTTACGTTGCCGCTCGGTTCTACACCGCAGCCGGTGCGAACATCTCTGACTTGAACTTGGTTAGCGCTGCGAGTTCGGGGCAGCAAGACCTAACCGCCCAACTCGTTGTCCCAAGTAATTCCGCGTTCATCAGATTTATTGTTTACAACGAAGGCGTCACGACCTACTCCGGCGCCGCTGCTGTATCTGCGGTCATGTTGAACACCGCCGCTGGCGCTGACCTCATCGTCGACGGCGCCATCACCGCAGCCAAGATTGCCGCCAACACCATCACGGCAGGGCAGATCGCGGCGAACACCATCACCGCGTCCAAGCTCCTGCTGGCGGACCTGTCCAACATAGCCCCGGACGCCGACATGGCGGACAGCAATGCTTGGTCTGCGCCGACAGCATGGGAGACGCCGCCGAGCGCGTCGTGGAGAGGTTCCCGTGTGGCCCGCCTTGACGCGGCCGCGAGCGCCTATAAAGTGCTTGAAGGTAAGGTCTTCCCGGTGGAGGCGGGGGCCGCGCTTCACTTCAGCTTTCAAGGTCAGGTGCTCGCTGGAGCCGGGACTTTTGTCGGACGGCTCCAGTTGTCGGCAGCGACTGACATGAGCACGCCAACCTACCTAGGGTCCACCAGCAGCGTCTCGACGACTCTTGTGACATCCGCCGGGAACTTCACCGTTCCTGCGGGCATGAAGTACGCCCGTGTCCAGCTTTTCAAGAACAACGATGCCGCCACTTCTGTGCGTGTGGGTGGTGTTGTGGTTAGGCGAGCCGCCAATGCCGAAATGATCGTCGACGGTTCCATCAGTGCCGCCAAGATTTCAGCAGGGGCCATCACCACGGACAAGCTGCTGGTCACCGGGCGCGGCAAGGCCCTCAACGACGACCCGACGTTTCAGGATGCGGCGGCGTGGAGTCAGGGCGGCGGGTCCGGGTCTTTCGCGCTGGTTACGGAGCCAACTTCGCCTGTCGGTACCAAGGTTCTCCGCGCTACGAACGAAGTTCAGTTCAGAGCTCGCAGTTTCCCCATCACAGCCGGTACCCGCTACAAGGTCACGATGTGGGCGCAGCAGACCTCTGGCACTGGAACGATGTATCTGAGGTTGTATTGCTACAACGCAGCGGGCACTCTCATCAACTACGTAGCGACCACGGTCTCTCCGGGCTCCGGCACGCTTGAGGGCATTGACGTACCTGCAACGTGGACCAAATACATCGGCTACGTAGACGCGGGCGCGGCAACGGTCACTGGGCAACTCATCGTCCATGTCAACTGGGGCGGGGGTGGTGGCGTCACCGACGTTGCTGACTGCCGTGTCGAGGAGTACATCGGTGCAGACCTGATCGTTGACGGCGCCATCACGGCGGGCAAGCTCGCGGCGGGCTCCATCGCTGTCGGTACTGCTGCCATCACCGACGGCGCCATCGTGAACGCGATGATTGGCGACTTGACCGCCGACAAGATCACGTCCAGCTATACGACCTCGGTCGATTTAGAGGCGGCGACGTTCTTCGGGTCAGAGTTCTATATCGGCGGAACAGCAACCTATGAGTACAACTTTGCTGGCCGACCTACGGTCAAGAGCGGTATCGCCAGCATAGCCAGCCCGAACATCGCGCTCAAGTCCACGGGCGCCGAGTTCAACGTCGGGTACTTCAAGATCAAGAACGGGGCGGGCGCCACTGCCGTCGATGTATTTGAAGTCTCCGGTGGCAACGTCCGCATCAAGCAAGGCTACTTTCAGGGTCTCGCAGTCACTGATGCCATCGGCAACATCATCCTGGCCTCGGGCTCTCCGCTTGCGTCGTCGAACATCACAGCGGCAGCAGGATGGTTGAACAGCAACATTTCGGTTGACGCAACTGGCAACCTCGTCGGCGTAGGCGGTAACTACACAAGGCTCGGCAAGAACCTCCTCGATGCTGGCAAGTGGGTGTTTGGCTCATCTGGTGCGCAGACTGGATTTAGCCCGAATACAGTCAGCTCCGGCGGCTCTAATTCGATTATTTACGAGGTGCTGCCCGACGGGTCTCGCGGTATTTTGTGGCGGGCCATAAGCGGATCAGCAACCACTGCCAACGGTGAAGGCGGCTGGAACACCACGACGATTTACATCGACCACACCAAGATGTATCGCTTTTCGGTGTGGATCAGGTGCTCAGCAGGAGCCACCGGAAACAACTACCTTGGCCCCGGTGAAAGCACGGTCAACGATATTGGGGGCACGGTCAACAGCAACCCGTACTTCCACAGCGGGACCAGAGCCGGCCAGACTCAAGGCGTGTGGCACTTGTTCGTAGGCTTTGTACTGCCGTCAACTTACAGCGGCGCCCAGCAAAGCATGAGCGGCATCTACAGCGCCCTCAGTGGGCAGCTCGTAGGCTCCGGCGCAGACTTCCGCTGGGTCAGTGGCCAGACCACGACATGGCACCGCGCCTATCAGTACTACACGACGGCTGCGGGGACGACGCAAGACTTCTTTGACCCGCGTGTGGAACTGTGCGACGGCACAGAGCCTTCGCTTGGCGCCTTGCTGGCTATGGGATCGCCGAGTGCCCGCAACCCCATCACATCCTCCAACGTCTCCACCTATATTGCCAGTGCGGCGATTGGTAGCGCGCAGATCGGGAGCTTGGCTGCCGCCAATATATCCGTGGGAACTTTAAGTAATGTCATTAACAACAGCGCAACTTCGGGCGAGCGCGTGGTCATTAACAGCAATCAGATATTGGTTTATGACGCGGCCGGGAACATTAGGGTGAAGTTAGGAAACTTGGCGTAATGGCTTTCGGGATCGACGTATTTGATAGCTCCGGCAACCGTACGCTGGAGGGGCTGGATAGGTTGTACAGATTATATTCTGTATATTCCTACACCTTCGCTTCGGACGCCTCAGCCTTCCAAACCTTGACTATTTCATGCCCACCGTTAAGCACCGACGGCAAGTGGAAGGCTTATCTTGGGGCAAGCAACCACGATGTAGAAATATTCAATGGGTATTTTATAGTAAAACTAATGGCGGTAAGGTACATTTACACGACAACCCCAACAAGTTTAGATCCCACATCATTCCCCGGCGATGCTTATATATTTCAAATCTAAGGGGCGAAGATGGCTGTAGGGTTTAGAGCGGTTAATGCGGACAATATTGTTCAAATTGATGAAACATACAAAAATTTGACCATCATTGCTGAAGGCACAGGCACGACCGGCACCACCATAACTTTCCCGGCGCAAACATTTATACCGCTGGTGGCTATAGGTGTGACTGGGGTTGGCAGTAGGTGGTCTTTGTCTTCAGTAACGACATCAAATTTTAGTTTGTTTGACCGTTCAGGTTCATTTTCACCTACTTCTTTTACGTTCCCGTACAAAGTATTCGGCCTCAATCCAAACGCGCTAACCGGAAATCCTTACGGTCTGGAAATTCGGGACGCCAGCAACGCCCTGATATTTAATAGTAACTACAAATACTTCAAGACACGTTACGTACAAGACGTGCAGTTTTCTAATTTTACCAATGCCAGCACCAGTTTCCCGATTGTTCCCATGTACAGTCAAACTATTAGCGGATTAACGGGATCGCCGTATGTTATCGCCAATGGTTTGGGTGGTATCCCTGTTTATAAATACTGGGGCACTACGGCCAACTGGGGCAACAATTACGAGCCTAACGGGCCCTATGGAAGTTATTCCTCTTCATTTATGTCAGTTGGTCTAGAGTCGGCCTCCATGATAAGGTTTTATCCATACTTCCAGTTTTGGGGCGGCGTGCAAAATAAGAGCAGGTTTCAACCATCTTTTAAGCTCATATTGGGGTACTAATGAAAAGAGCCGCCGTAAACCAAGCAGGTAGACCGCTTTATGTGGCATGGCTTGCCGTTCTTGAGGATGTGCCCCTCAATACCACCGACAATGTTTTTATTGAGCCGCCCGCAGACTGGGACGACGTCAAGACTTTGGCAAGCTGGTACGTCGATGGCGGGTGGCTGGAGCGCCCGGATACCGTGCCCTCCTCGTGGATCTACGACGCCGAAGCCCAGCAGTGGGTAGACCCGCTGACTGTTCAGGACTACCGAAACATACGCTGGACCGCCGTCAAGCAGGCCCGCGACACCGCCATCAACGCGCCCCTGCCCACCCCCTACGGCAGCTTCGACGCGGACCCGCGCAGCCAGAAGAACATCACCGACGCCATCGCGCTGCTGCAAGCACTGGAAGCCTCGGGCACGCCGCAGACCATCGACTTCACGTTGTCGGACAACTCGGTGGCGGTGCTGACAACGGTGCAGATGGTGCAGGTTGGGCTGCTGCTCGGCGCCCGGACACAGGAGGCCTATGCCACCGCCCGGCAACTCCGCACTGACATCGAGGCTGCCGGTACGCAGGAAGAGGTTGAGGCGGTGGTATGGCCGGTGGACACCCCCTCCTAGAATCAGACAACTCATCGAGAGATGTCAATGCCGGGGTTCTTAAAGGTCATCGAGGGCGTGAACATGGAGCCTCTCCAGCGGGCCTTGGAGACGCATCGGCACCTGTTTGGCCGTATTCCGCTTCGAGCTGCTCCGCCGGGTTCCCCGCACCGGGACATGACGGACATCTGGGTCCGCTACAACGACATCAAGAACTACGACCCGAACCCTGACAGTTTCTGCACCAGCGAGTCAGATTTCAACGCAGAACATGATTCGACCTGGTATCCGTCTTATTACGCGCTGCCCGAGCTGAAGCCGATCCTGTTCGGCATGATGGGCGCCCTGGATGGTGAGCGCCTGGGCGGGATCCTCATCACGAAGCTGCCGCCCGGCAAGGAGATCCTCCCGCACGTCGACGGCGGCTGGCACGCGGCCTATTACGAGAAGTTCTACGTTGCGGTAAAGACGCCGCCCGAGAGCTTCTTCGGCTTTGACGACGGCGAGATCCACGCCAATGACGGCGACATCTACTGGTTTGACAACAGCGTACCGCACTGGGTCAAGAACCAGACCGAGGAGGATCGGATCTCCATGATCGTCTGCATCAAGACGGACAAGTTCAAGGGGTGCCGAGGATGACTATCGCGGAAACCTTTGCAGAGAACCTTGGCCGGTTCGACGTTGACCTTGGTATCCAGCACCACTTTTCCTCCGGGGTGTACGCGAAAGAGATTCACATTCCGGCGGGATGCGTAATTGGCAGTCACTCTCACAGGTTCGATCACCTGAGCCTGCTCGCATCCGGTGAAGTTGTTGTCAGAACCGAAAGCAAAAGCAGCCGCTACACGGCGCCATCCTGCGTGGCCATCGAGGCCGGCGCCCATCACGAAATCACAGCCATAACCGACACCGTCTGGTACTGTATTCACGCCACCAGCGTGACAGACCCTGCGCTTGTCGATGAAGAATTGATTGGAGTTTGATATGCCGGTTGGTTTTGCAATCGCAGGATCCGCAGTCCTTGGCTACTCAGCCTCACGTAAGGCAACCAAGGCCGCATCAGAGGCGGCTCGTGAGAGCAATGATGCCGCCCTGCGCTCAGCGCAGCTTCAGTACGACCTTGGCAAGGAGTCCCTGGACTTCAGCAAGAAGTACTACGAAGACACGGTCAAGCCGGCGGCGGACTTTGACCTCAGCACCAAGAAGGAGCTGACCCCTCTCCTTGTTCAGGACTACAAGGATCAGTCTGCGTTTGCGAAGGACCAGCGCGAGTACTACACCGACACCTTCCAGCCGCTTGAGCGGCAGATGGTCGCTGACGCCAATGAGTACGACTCTGACGCAAACGTCAGTCGGCGCATGGGCATTGCCGCCGCGAACGTCAACCAGCAGTACTCAAACGCGGCCGGTCAGCAGGCGCGACAACTGACCCGCTACGGCGTCAACCCGAACTCCTCCGCCTTCGCCAGGGCAAACGCCAACCTGACCAACCAGCAGGCCCTGGCGGCCGCAGGCATGCAGACGGGCGCGGCCTTCGACACGCAGGACAAGGCCCTTGCGCTCCGTGCTGGCGCAGCCAACTTCGGCCGCAACATGCCGAACACGTCAGCCCAGTTCGGCCAGATCGGCAACCAGACCTCGGGCAACGCATCCGGCATGACGGGGGCCGGCGTCAACACGGCGGTCAATGCCGGCGGCTTCATGAACCAGGGCTACGACATGGCGGGGAACTTGAACGCCTCCGCTGGCAGCATCGCAAACAACAGCTTCCGAAACAACGTCGCCCTCGGCCAGATGCAGAGCCAGGGCGTCGGCCAGCTCTTCTCCGGCATCGGCCAAGGGATCGGCATGTGGGGGCAGGCCGGCTTCAAGATGCCGAGCTTCTTCGGGGGTGGCGGCGGGGGCATGGACGGCATGCTGTACGACGGCGCCAGCCAAGTCGCTGGACCTGTCTTTGCGGCGGACGGTGGTCGTGTCGGGGACCTTGCCGATCGTCAGTACATGCCGCGCCCGACAGGCGCCCTGACGCTCCCCCCGGCACAGAGGTTTGCAAACGGCGGTCAGCCGGTGCCTGATGAAGGAGGGGTTGTCCGAGGCCCTGGCGGCCCCAGAGACGACTCAGTGCCTGCAATGCTGTCCCGCAACGAGTTCGTTCTCAACGAGGGAGCGGTCAAGCACTTCGGGCTGGACAAGCTCAACAAGATGAATGCGGTGGGGCTTGATAACCAAGCCCGTCGCGGACTGATAAGGGGCGCATGATGTTTGGTCTGATGGGTGCTGGTGCTGCCGTTGGTGGTCTTGTCGACGGCTATCAAAAGGGGCGCAAGTTCGCTCAGGACGAAGAGCGCTTCGAGCTGGAGAAGGAAGAGGCCGCAGGCCGCAAGCGATTGCGCGCTGAGCAGATCAAGGGCGCCGGCCTTGGGAACAAGAAGACAGAGAGCGAGATCGCTGACGCCGAGGAGGATCGTGAAATCGGGCGTCAGACCGCCTCGATATGGCAGAACGCTGAGGCTGAGATCCTTTCTCAGCGTACGCGACCCGCAGGCATCGCCGCTCCTGATGGCACCATGCCGACGACCCCGGTTCAGGTCTCCCCTGCTGCTCCAATTCGCCAGGGCGGAATCGGCATCCCCGGCAAGGCTGGTAGCCAGAGCGGCGTCACCCTTGAGCCCGGTGACGCGCCCCAGGCAGAAGCAGCTCCAGCGCCCAGGTCCATCTTCCAGATTCGGCAGGACGCCTACAACAAGGCCCTTGAGCTTCAAGCCGGCCGCAAGGGGGCCAATGTTCCGGAGCTTATGAAGCAGGCGCTCAGCGGAGCAAAGCTATTCAATGATGCCGAGACAAGGGAGCGCGTCAGTCTTCTCCAGGCGTTCCGCGATGGGTCTATGACAGAGGCTCAGGTTTTCGACGAGATGAGGAGCAGGGGCATGCAAACGATGCCCGGAGCCTCTCTCAAGGTCGTCCAGAAGCCTTTTTTCGAAGGCTCGAAGATCCTCTACCCGGATGTCGAGATCTCGTTCCAGGATGGGCGCAAGCCGGTCAGCCTAGACCAGATGGCGGAAAAGCTTTATGACTCCGACAAGCTGATGGACTACAAAACCAAGATGGGCAGCCTGATGCTCACGTCGTCTCACCATGGGGCAATGGAACAACTCGCCAGGGAAGAGGCTGCCAACAGAAGGACCCAGTCCGCCCAGAATCATTCAGAGACGATGGCGCGCATCAATCAGCAGTTCGTGCAGAACGCTGAGATGTACAAGCTGAACTACTCGAAGTTCCAGTGGGATAAGTTCACGCAGGATCAGGCCAGGGTTCAGGGTCAACTTGAGCGAGCGTTCGGCTACGTGCCTTTGACGGAGGATGTCCGCCTCAAGCTGGAGAGGGATGGGGATGCTGGCGACCCGAAGACTGGCAGGAAATCGAGCCTGGAGCTGGCAGAAGCCCGACTTAGTTCCGCCTCTAAATCCGTTTCTGGCGCAATGATGATTTACGGCATGAACATCGACCCGGAAACCCTGAAGCCCAATGCCACGCCGGCTGAAATTCAGCAAGCAATCGGCACTCTTATCAAATCGGAGAGGGATAATAATCCTGACCTGATCAAGCGCGATGAGCAGCAGCGCGCGTATGTCGTGGTTGGCAGCAACAAGGTCCTGGTTCCAGCCCCGCCAGCGCCAGCGCCGGCTGACGCCCCGGCACCCCCTCCCGGTGCAGTTGCCGACCCCGCTGCCTCGACAAAGCCTGGAATTGCAGCCCCAACAAAGAATCCGTATGTCGACACCACGGGCAGGCCAACTGGTGTTCGAGTTCCCGGCGACGGCGGCAGTGTTATGACGGATACCGTGGCGCCGGTAGTTGGAAGAGCTACGGCGGCGGCAACCGCTGCGGCGTCTCAATACATGAGCGACGCGCCAAAGCAATATCTCCAGGGGAAGATCTCTCGGGGTGAGAAGCTGAGCGACGTCGAGACGGCCCGTGCAAAGCGGCTCGGACTGATAAAGTAATCCGCCTCCCGCTGATACTCATGCCAGGGCTCAACCCGGGCAAGAGGCAGCATGTCCTTCGTAGAAGACTTCTTTGGCACGCCGAGCCAGCCGCAAGGCATCACGGCACCCTACAAAACCTTTGATGAGGCGCGCAAGGATGTTGCCGCAGCGGCCCCAAAAGCCGGCTCATCTTGGGTTAGTGAGATGTTTGGCGAGGCGCCTGCGGCGACTCCGAATATCCCTCCGACTCCTGCGGCCCCCGATCAGGGAAACTTCGGGCGTGGCTTTGACGTCTCCGGCAAGCAGTTAAAGCAGACGGCCTACGGCACCGCCGCCCTCATCGGCGACACCTTCGGCTCCGACGACCTCAAGAAGTGGGGCTTGCAGGGATACAGGGACGCCGAGAAAGAGATCCAGGCCATCAGCAAGGAGTCTGACTCCTTCACCAGCGCCGTCCAGGCTGGTGATATCGGAAGTTGGCTGACCTACTCCGCTGGCTACCTCACCGGCCAGTTCGCTGATTTGGCTGTGGCGTCTGCTGCCGGGGCTCTTGTTGGTGGTGCCGCGTCTGGCCCTGCCGCCCCTGCTGGCGCTGCGGCTGGCGCCCTTACCGGGGCCATCAACAGATCTGCCGTGCAGACGGGTCTGCGGGGTGCTGTAGGCAAGATGATCGACAAGGAGGCTGCGGCCCTGACCGCCACCTACATCGAGCGCGGCATGGTCAAGGCGGTTGCTGAGAAGGCCGCCGCTGAGGCCGCCGTCAAGTCGGTCTACCGCACCATTGGCGCCACCACTGCCAACACCTTCCTGAACGCCACAGGCGAGCTGGGCTCCATCTACGGCGAAGCGGTTGAGCAGGCGGCCAAGACCGGCGAGGAGTACAGCCTGGGCAAGATCTGGCTGTCCGGTATCGCGGCCACGGCCGTTGACACCTGGGCAGACTCCAGGGCGGTCAAGGGCTTGACCGACGCCTTCAAGGGCAAGAACCGCGTCAGCAGCATCGCCATGGAAGCCCTCAAGGGCGGCATGCGCGAAGGACTGACCGAAGGCGCCCAGACCGTCATCGAGCGCTTTGGTGCCGACAAGGACCTTGCGAGCAAGGAAGCCTTCAAGGAGTACATCGACTCAGCCGCCATTGGCGTGCTGGGCGGCACGGCTGTGGGCGGCGCATCTGGTGCGGTATCAAAGATCCAGGCCAACACGGCGACCACTGAGACGGACCAAACCCAACCCAACTTCACCAAGCTGCCCGACTCTCAGTCTGGTCGCACCCGACCCCTGGATGATGCCGACACGCCGGGGATGTCTCGCGATGAGGTGCGGGACACCTTGAGCAACCCTGGCTTTGTGGCGGCCTTGTACCAACAGTCCAGTGACATTGACAAGAAGATCCTGAGCAGCGCGGTCGAGCGAGCCGGCTTGCAGGATGTTTTTCAGAATGCCCTGAAGGACCCGGATCAGATCGCCTACGGGGCGAAGATGATCCAGAACAACCAGGACTTTGCAGCCACCTTCATGAAGGGTGCGGAGGAGTTCGCCACTACGCAGTCGCCGGCCGGCGTGTTCAAGGTGGACCGCAGGGGGGCGACTCAGTCTTCTGAAGACAACTCGATTGACGAGCAATTCGCCCAGGAGGGGTACACGCTCAAGGAGCGCTCCACCAGCACCCCGACGAATCGCACCGCAGAGCCCGCTGCCGACCTTACACCGCAGGCCACAGAGACGCGGGTCCTCAACGATCGGGAGGATCCGTCTCCTGCCATTGAAAACCGCGATGGGCTGATCACCAAGTTCGGCGACATCGGCAATCAGATCTTTGAGGGCGACATGAGCGCCGCGAAAGAGGCCCGGTACGACTGGGCCACGAAGCAGCTCGTCGGCTCCGGCTTCAGCACTCAGGATGCGCGCTCGATCCTGATCGGCGAGATGACCGCACCGAACCTCAATGAGCAGGGTGCGCTTGAAGAAGCCGTCGAGGCGACTGCCCCGGGTGTCCAGGAAGTTGAAGCTCTGGATGACGAAGCGGGCCTGCCGAAGGACATCCGTGGCGTCAAGATGACGGAGAAGAGCCGTCCTATCTTGGATGCCTACTTCTCCGATGAGATCGCATCGCTCCAGGGCCAGAAGGATGGCAAGGGCAAGGCTAACCGCCTTGCTCAACTGGAGCGTCAGGCTCTGCGCGTCGGGTTTCCTCAGGCTGATGTTGATCAGATGTTCGGTCGATCTACTCAGGTCACTGAGGCCCAAACCGTCGATGAGCCATCCGACAAGGCGGAGGTGACAGAGTCGGGCGCAGCCCAACCTCAAACTGAGGCGCAGCAGGCCACGGGGCAGCTTAAGGACGCCCTGGCAAATCTTGGCGACGTCCTGGGTGACGCCTTCGGGGCCAAGCTGAACGCCACCGGCCAGCGGTACACGATGGCTGACCTACCTGACGCGCTCAGCAAGGTCATGTCGGCCCTGCTGAAGTCCGGCTACGTGCAGTTCAAGGACGCCGCATCAGAGCTGATGAGCCGGATGCGCGCCAACAAGGACTGGGCGCCTCTGGTCGGCAAAGTGGATCAGGGCATGCTGCTGAAAGCCTGGAATCAGGCGGGCGGCAAGAACGTCGCGGCCCGCGCCGATGAGCAGGAAGGATTTGTCGGCCCACAGGAGCGTGAGGAATCAGTCAATCTGGGTGATCTGCGTAGAACCGCCACCGCAGAAGACGATGATGGAGTGACCCTCCAGAAAATCCAGAAGACCAAGGGCGAAAAGAAGCAGGCAAAGGCCCCCGCGCCCAAGGTCGCTGACAGGCCCACCCAGTTGCCTCTCGGCGTATCGATGCCGAAGCCGAAGGTCGTTGAGCCGGAGCCCATTCGTAGGCTGAAGTCGGCCATCGAGGGCCGCATCAAGCAGACCACCAACGCTTCTTTCTACGAGGACTCGATCCGCAGGCTCCAGGCTCAAATCACCGAGGTCGACGAGAAGCTGCGGTCCTTGGGCACGGTCGAGACCAAAGATGGTGAGCGGTTCAAGGCCCGGCAGGAGGGTGATGAGAACCCTGGGATGTGGGGTAATCAGGACGAGAACGCCTACGACAGGTTCGACGGCGGGATGGTCTTCGACAAGGCGTCCCCGAAGAACGAGCTGCTGGACCGCCGACGCAAGCTGACCGACGACCTGGAGAAAGCGCGCGATGGGTCTCAGCGTGGGCAGGCGCGTCTGTACCGCCTGGGCATGGACCGCCTGTCCGACTACATCATCCGCAAGAGCGAGGCTGTCATCAAGGGCGGCGCAGACCCCGAGATGGTTCGCGCCGCTGTCGGGCCGTACATCGACGGTATCGGGGCGCTTCGGCAGTCTCAGGTTCGGGACCAGGACCAAGAGCAGTCGGTCGACCGGGATCTTGAGGAGGTCAACCGCAACTTGTCCCAGGCCGACTTCCTGGAGGGCGAGAAGGTGGCCATGGGCCTGCTGTCCGACTTCCGCTCCCGGCGCATTACTCAGCAGGAGCTTGAGAGTCTTGAGCAGCGCGGCCTGCGCGAGGGTGACTTCACCCTGAACGATTTGTTCAATGCCTACCGCGCCATGGGCGTGAGCCCGCAGCAGCGCCTGTATGCGGCCCTGAAGCACTTCTCTACCCGCATCAGGCTCAAGGACTACGTGGCTCAACAAGGCGGCGCCGCAAGTGCCGTCGATGCGTACTTCCTGGATATGCAGCAGGCCCGAGAACTCATGGGCAAGAAGGATTTCGAGAACCGGTATGCCCAGCGAGATCGAGACCTCCTGGACCTTTGGAATCGGGATCGCAAGGATGTCCTGGCGCGTCGCCACATCACCAAGACCATGCGCGACTCCGACGATCCGCGCAAGGCTTTCGACGGCTTCCTGTTCACCCGCATCACCTTGACCGAAGCCAGGAATCCGGACCTCATCCAGAGCCCCACCCTTCGGCAGACGTACAAGGGCCTGTTCGACAACCTCGAAGAGGCGTGGTTCTCTGATGTTGCGGCTGCGCTGCGTCTCCGCCCTGATCTGGCCGGCGCGATGTTCGAGCCACAGTACCGCGCTAGTGACCGCGCGGCAGTTGCCTCTGAGCCCATCGTCTCGACGCAGGACCGCAGGGACTTTCAGTCCTGGGTTGATCGCCTAAAGGCCAGCATCCAGAAGCAGGCGGAGGTACTGGCCCGAGCCCCGTACTTCACGGCCCTGCGCAACGACCCCATGCTGGACGCAGTGACGACGGCTGAGGGCTTCCCGATGGTGGCCAGCACTCCAAGGGTCGACGTCCGCCAGACGGGCTTGAGTGCGGAACTGGATTCTCAGGATGGTCGTAGCGTCCGTCGCGCTGAGTACGAGGTGCTGTACACCAAGGTTGTGGCCGGAGAGCTTGACGCGGTACGCGAGGTGCTGGAGTTCGATGCGCGGCAGAAGGCCATGCAGGACCAATCATTTGACAGTGAGACCGGCGAGATTGATCTTGCCTCGGACGCACTCGACAGCATTCTGATGAACGCGCAGATGACCGAGTCCGATCGCAGCAACTACGGCAGGCGCATCGATGGCGACAGCAAGGTCGTCCGCACTGTCGAGGAGGCAGCAGATCGCGATGCGCAGATCGGTGGTCAAGTTGGCAGCAACCTCGATGACCTGACGTCTGATGAGCAGATTCAGGAGGGCGTGATCTCCGAGTTCGACGCCGAGACTCAGGAGCTTGCTGACGAGGACTCCGAGGTCGAGGAAGGTCAGGGCGCAGACCAGGGGACGGCGGCGGATCGAGAGACAGAAAAGAAGAAGGGTGGGCGCGTCCCCGTCAGCCTTGTGCCCGGCCAGGAGTACCGCTTCCGACGCGGCAAGGCGTGGGATGTTTTCTCCATGACCGCCGTTCAGGACATCGTCAGCCGCCTGACCACCGGATGGAAGAACGCGCCCAACGTCATCGTTCTGCCCAACGCTCAACATCTCCCTGAGCCGCTGCGCTCGCGCGTGATCGAGAAGCTGGCTGGCAACGGCGCCAAGGGCCTGTACCACGAGGGCAATGTCTACCTGTTCTCGCAGCACTTGGATGGCGAAGCGGACATCGAGTTCACGCTGTTCCACGAAGCCTACGGCCACCTGGGCATGCGGGCGGTTCTGGGTGAGAAGTTCGACCAGTTCCTGGAGACGGCATACCGCACCCGCCCCGAGGTCCGTAATGCAGTAGACGATCTCATTGCCGATGGCATGCCGAAGCTGGAGGCCATCGACGAAGTCCTGTCCGACATGGCGGCTGAGAACCGCGAGACCTCCATCGCCAAGCAGTGGGCCGGCAAGATCATCTCCGGGCTTCGTGAGATCGGCCTTGCACGGGTGGCGGATTGGTTTGCCACGATGACCGATGCCGAGGTTGCCTCTACCCTGGCGTCCGCCCGGAACGCAGTGCGTAACGGCACCATGCCCACGATGAACGGCGCGCCCAGTGAGGTGCGTTTCAAGGAGGTCAAGCCGCCCTACGAGGTGTTCGCCACCAAGGACGGCAAGACCACGGGCTACGCACGCTACAACCCGGTCACCGACTCATGGGCGGTGTTCTCGGCAGATGCCGCCGACATCCGTGACGGCTACACCACCACGACCACGCAGGACTTCGATGCGGTCGTGCAGGCCATGAAGCTCCGGGGCAAGGTCGAGTACCGCCTGAGATCCGGCTTGTACGTGGACGACAAGATCGTCCCCGACCTCGTCACGATCCCGAAGTTCAACGACACCAAGAAGTATTCGATCTGGGACTCGCGGCGCTGGGCTCAGTTTCGCCGCATGACGCAGCTCAAGTTCCAGAACGAGTACCTGCCCGTCTTCGAGGTGGTCGAGTACCTGGAGTCCAAAGGACGGATCACGCCGCAGACCGATGTCAAGACGGCGCTGATGCTGTACGAGCGTCGCGCCGGGTACTTGGTGGAGCAGTTCCGCAAGCAGTACGCGGAGCCCATCCAGCAGCTCGTGGCTCAAGCCGGCAAGCTGGGCGTGACCAAGAAGGACATTGACCGCTACCTGACGGCACGGCACGCCTTTGAACGCAATGCCGTGATCGCGTCGATTAACCCCAAGATGCCCGACGGTGGTTCTGGTCTGACCAACAAGGACGCCGCAGAGATCCTCAGGTCCATAGACGCATCCCCTGCTGGTCAGGTCCTGGCGGAGATTGGCCGCCTGACCGACAAGATGGGTGATGCCAAGGTCAACTACCTTGAGAAGACCGGGATGGTCACGAAGACTCTGGCGAAAAAGCTGCGCCAGTACACGCACTACGTGAACCTGAGCGGAGAAGCCGGAGCAGAGTTGGACGCCGACGACCCCGGGCTCTTGGCGGGCGGATCGAAGTTCAACGTCAAGGGCAAGGAGCGCAGGGCACTGGGACGCGGGGCTGGCAACGAAGCCTCCGACGTCCTGTCGCGCACGATCCAGGCTTACGAGGCCGCGCTGATCCGGGGGCAGAAGAACCTCGTAGCCCAGAAAGTCCTGGGCCTGATCGAGACCAACTACAGCCCCGAGTTCGCGATCGTGAACGCGCAGCCCCGCAAGATTCAGTTCAACCCCGAGATCGGGGAGGTCGAAGAGGTCATCGACGAGAACTACATGGCGCGCAAGGACGTCATGGTCGCCAAGGTCGGCGGCATCCCCACGACCATCGAGTTCAAGGAGCGTGGCCTGGGATCATTCGCTGACGCGATCCACGGCATGGTGTCTCCAGCAGAGTCCGGGCCAATCATGGAGGGTGTCGGCAAGATGAGCCGGTTCCTCGGCTCGCTCATGACGACCTACAACCCGGCCTTCACCCTGGTCAACGGGTTTCGGGATGTACAGACCATGTACATGAACGCCGCCTCTGACGGGAAGATCACCAAGAAGATGGCGCGGGACATGATCAGGGCGCTTCCGACCGCTCTGATGGCGGCGGTCCACGAGGCCAGCGGGGGACGGCTTGGGAAGGGCGCGAACCCGGAGACGCTGCGTGTCCTGCGCGAGATGCAGCGCGAGGGCGGCATCACCTACTTCGCCGACCGAAAGAACCTTGAGGATCAGGTCAAGAAGCTGGACGATCTGCTGTCGGGCAAGAAGTACCCGATGCAGGAGACCTTCCAGAGGATCGGCAGCGTCATGGAGTTCCTGGCCGACGTCTCCGAAATAGCCCCCCGTCTGGCGGCCTACAAGGTGGTGAAGGAAAACGGCTTCAGCAATGAGCAGGCGGCTGTGTTCTCCGGAGACATCACCGTCAACTTCAACATGCGCGGCGCTAACAAGGATGTACGTCAGCTATACGTCTTCTTTAACCCGGCGGTCCAGGGCAGCTACAAGCTCTACAAGCTGGCGACCACCAAGCAAGGCCAGAAGCAGTTCGCCAAGGTTGCCCTCGGTCTTACGGCTTTTGGTTTCCTGACCAGCCTTCTGGGCCGCGCGATGTCCGGTGAGGACGACGACGGCATCGACAGGCTGGACAAGGTGCCGGTCTACAAGCGCGCCACCTCTGTTGTGTTGTCTGCCGACAGCTTATGGGGTGCCCCGCTCCCTATCCCGTACGGCTGGAACGCCTTCTTCGCCACCGGGGTATTCATGGCGGACGCGGTGATGGGCAAGCAGCCAATCCGGGTGAGCGCCGAGCGCATCGTCAAGACCACGGCGGAGTCTTTCTCGCCCATTGGCATGGGGGCTTCGGACGCCAAGAGCTTTGAGACCTTCGTGGCCAAGTTCTTCTCGCCGACGGCCTTGCTTCCTGGGGTGGAATTCCTGGCCAACGAGAACCGGTTTGGCGCTCCGATCCGCAAGGAGCAGAGCCCATTCGACGCCTCCAAGACCCCGGACGCGCAGCAGTACTTCCGTGGCGTGTCGCCGATCTCCAGGTCCATCACTGACGGCCTGACCGACCTGACCGATGGCAACAAGTACAAAGCCGGCGGAATCGACGTCAACCCGGCGACCATCGACTTCCTGATCCAGTCCTACCTACCGGGCCTGCCCAGCGACGCCTACAAGGGCGCAGGCGTGGCCATCAAGGCTTCGCGCGGGGAAGATGTCAAGCGGGTGCCCTGGCCGATTGCAGACCGCTTCTCGGCCCGTATACCGGCTGGTTACGACGCCGGGGCCTACCGCCGCGCATCCGAGATGGTCGAGACGGTGTACGAGGAGTACAACAAGACCCGCGACCAGGGCCGCAGGCAGGAGATCCGGCAGGAGTACCCGCGCATCGGGTATGCCCATGCCGTGATCGCATCGACCACGCAGGAGCTGCGCAGTGTGCGTAAGCAGATCTCCGAGCTGGAGGATCGCCGGATGCCAGACGAAGTCAAGGTGGACCGCAGGAACCAGCTCATGAAGAGAGAAGAGGCGATCTTCAAGCGGGCGACCGCGCGACTAATGCAGGCAGGGGACCCTGTCCGCGAAGCCATGATGGCCAACGAGTAAGGAGCAGCCATGGTCAAGAAAGTTCACCAGGACCCGAAGGGCGGCCTCAACGCGGCCGGCAGGGCTCACTTCAAGCGCGCGGAGGGGGCCAACCTGAAGCCCCCGGCGCCCAACCCCAAGAACGAGAAGGACGCCGGAAGGCGCAAGTCCTTCTGTGCCCGGATGGGCGGGGTGGATGGTCCTATGAAGGATGAGAAGGGAAGGCCGACCAGGAAGGCCCTGGCTCTAAAGGCTTGGAACTGCTGAAGCCTTGTGCTTTTTTTGTGACTGAAATGGCCTGTGTTGGGGTGTGTTGCTGGGTGAGTTAATCAGGCGGTCTTCGTTAGGGCTCAACGACTTAGG